CAGAGAAGACATTATTCGCATGGCACGAGAGGCGGGGTTCAATGTTGAGAAAGGATATTTGTTGCGGATAACAGGTATAGATGAAGACCTTGAACGCTTTGCCGCCCTTGTCGCTTCTGCCGAGCGTTCTGCGTGTGCAAAGTTGTGTGATGACATGGAAGAAAAAGCCGAAGGCGTGGAATGCTGTAAATGGCCAACTCCGATTGACTGCGCCTACGCCATCCGAGCAAGGGGACAAGCATGACTAAAGACGAAGCATTGAAGCTGGCGCTGGAGGCGTTGGTGCTGAACAACGCTGAGTGGAAAGCCTTGGCTGATTCTGGTGATGCCGGCTTTTGGCAGGCAGAAGAACAAGACCATTACAAGCAAACTGAACAAGCCATCACCGCCATCAAAGAAGCCTTGGCACAGCCAGAGCCTGTGGCGTGGAAACTTGTTCCAATAAAACCAACAGATGAAATGCTCAAAGCAATGGATGAGTGTTCAACAGAGGGTTATGACGAGCGTTTGCTTGCAGGTCATGCTTCATCTGTTTACATGGCGGCTGTTGATGCCGCCCCTGCCCAATCAGCACAGCAGAAGCCTGTTGTTTGGATGTATCAGGACAAAAGCACACATGAGGTGCGGTTTCAAAAAAACATGAGGGATTTTGTTGACCATAGCAAAACATCCGAAGTGCCTTTGTATAGCGAATCATTGGCGAACCATGAACTGCAATGTGTTTGTGGAGCAGTTTGGTGTGGGGATGAAATGGTGCATACGCCCAACAAATCCCCACCACAGCGCAAGCCGTTATCGGATGAGGAGATTATTTTGATTGTGGCTGATTGCGCATCTTCTCATCAGCACACGGACATTCACTTTGCCCGAGCTATTGAAGCCGCACACGGCATTAAGGGGGAAGCATGAATGAAGACTTGATTAGCCGCATCACCTATCACCTGTCGTCTGGCGGCTTGTTCAATCCAGAATTGGCTGACCACCTTGCAGTCAGAAACCTGCTGATGGAATGCAGAGAAGCCTTGGCACAGCGCACATGGGTTGGTCTGACGGATGAGGAGAAGGCTGATTTGTTTGCAGGCACTGCGCCGTATTACAACGAAACTGATTACGCCCGAGCCATTGAAGCCAAACTCAAGGAGAAAAATGCAGAGTAAAAACAAAAAGCCACCGACCGCCGTAGAGAAACGGCACATCGAAAGAATCAAGGAGATGGCTTGCGTTATCTGTGACGCCCACGGCCCAAGTGAGTGTCATGAGATAAAGCAGGGTCAGTGGTTTACATCCATGCCGCTCTGTCCAGACTGCCACAGGGGTAGCCTGAACGGACTGCACGGGCAAAAGCGCATGTGGGCGTTGAAGAAGCTAGACGAAATCGACGCCCTCGCCATCACCATTGAGAGACTATTGGATAAGGGTTAACCCTGATGTGTCCTCCAACGTTGCAGGACATTTCAGAGTTTTGCCATCGCCCTTAGTTCTTTAGTATTAATTGCCTTGAGCATGTCAGTCTCAATTGCACGCAACTCTTTGATCCGCTCTTCCTTCTCAGCACCGGACATCACATCCCTCGGGGCGTTGGTGATCTGGCTGATGGTCTTACGAATATCGCTAAGCTGTTTGGTAATCTTGTTAACAGATTTAGACATGCCGTAGCGTGCCATGATCTCTTCACTAGACAGATACTCTTCAATCTTCTCTGGGCTCTTTTGCTTCAGGTCAGACATTGTGTTGGCAACCTTGGCCACTTCATCACGCAGGACGTAGAAGTCGTTCTTGAATCCAGACTCATAGCTACGAGAGATAAAGCCGCTGGTGCCCGGCAATGCGGCCATGGCATCCTTGAGAGACATCGTTGGACGGTCAACGTTTGGATCGCTGTGTAGCAACGGGTTGGTCATGTAGACAATCAAGCCGCCAGCAGAGCCGAACATACCGCGAATCATGTGGTCGATAGCAATCGGAGACATGATGCCAGTACTACCCAAAGACTTAGCCAACTCAGAAGTTGTATCGGTGAACTGACGCTCAGTCTCTTTCATCTTCTCAAACTGTCCAATCAATGGACGGCCAGAGTAGAAGTTGTAGTTAATACCGATTTCAACCAAAGGCTTGAACACTTGCGGCACAACTGTTGGGCTGAAGATGGCAGACTTCAGAACCGCAGACATGGAGTCACGGAACTTACGGCCATCCTCATAACCCTTGTCGGTCAACAAGAGGTACATGTGCTCGGTAACAATCTTTGGAACTGAGAACAAGTCGGCACGCAACGGGATGCTCAGGCCGCCGGTTCCGGGGATCATGAGCAAACGGTCACGGACGATGGCGGGCTTCTTAATATAATCCTCGTCATCCCCATTCATCATGGCGTAGAGCAACGAAAGCGTCATGACTGAGGCCGTGGTACCAATCAGAGTTTTAATCGCTTCTGAGCGCTGTCCGGGCGATACACCTACGCCGCTGATAGTTTTCAATGCAACGTTCTGGGCGGCAAGGTATGCGTTAAAGAACGGAATCACCTGACCGGCAATGGCCAAGGACTTACTGGTTCCCTTACGGCGCACGTTCCAGATCTCAAACGACTTCTCGATAGCCTCACCACGGCTCAAGCCTTGGGCAATAGCGGCCTCATACGTAGCCTGACGAACAGCGTTGTCGGCAGACATGGCAATGTGGTTCAAGCCGTTTAAGATTTTCCCAGCCAAGCCGGGCGGAGCTTTGTATCCAGCGAGCACTTCTGCATCCAAGCGAGCTATTGAAGATGTGAAGTCGCGTACACCCACGACACCAAACTTCTTAAGCTGTTCGTTCGTTGTACTTCTGTTCACCAAGGTTTTCAGGAACTCTTTGGCGGCACGGGCTGGAATACTCAGCGCGTAGCGAGCATTCAAACCAGACGAGAACATCGCGGCAAACGAGTCCTGTGGTAACTGAGCAACAGAGAACAGTGGGTACAAGACCACTGACTGACGTAGCCAGTTAGAAACTGTAGCCGCCCACTTCCATGCGGGAATAGCGATGGATTCAATACCAGCAAACGCCTCAACGAACATGGGATCAGCCATGTCATAGAAGCTTTCCTCGCCGTTACGCCATACGCGAACAACGTTTGCACCATCCTTGCGATCAGCGACCTTACGAGCCTGACCAAACTCTTCTGCCGTATCGACCAGAGCCAAGGCGGAACGGTTACGCACGGCACGGTTAACAGAATACTGAACCCAGCGAGCCATGTTGTCAAACACATCATTGACTGGCTTCTCAGAACCCTTGAGGCGCTTCTCTTTAGCCTGAACCATCAGACCACGGATGTACTCCTTCGGCCCCTTGCCCTCTTCTATCTGCTCTTCACGGAAGAATGGAACGTAGTCAATGTTCTCCAACATCAACTCGGCTTCAGCCTCACTCCACAATCCGGTGTCCACCAGAATCTTGGCAGTGTTCTCACGCATCTTGCTCCAGATCTTAACCATCTCGTTAAGCTCTGGCATGTCATCAAAGAAGCTAACGCCGTCAGCAATCTGTTCGTCCGTCATGTGGATAAACTTCTTATCCTGCAAGCGGCGTGCGGCTTTATCACTGAGTGCACTGGCGGCAACGGCACTACCCTTCTTGCGGAGGGCGGCGGCTTGTGCACGCATTTCAGCTACTTCTAACTCAAGCTCTTGATTGAACCTGACCATAGACTGAAGACGCTTAGCCTCGAACGCAGTGTGTGCAATCTTATCGCCAGCCTCTTTGCTCAGACCGTACTTGGCGGCAAAGTCGCTCAGAGCCTTGGACAAAGCTACAAAGTTGTAGTCGTCCTTAACAGCCTCCCACTTGTTCAACTCTTCGTTGTACTTGAGATTACCTTCAATCAACATCAAGCTAGCCAAGGCATCGCCGTGAACAGTCTGGCTGGTGCTGATATTCAACAGCGTACCAATCTTCTCTTCGTTGGATAGGTTGCTATCCATGACGTCGCGTCTAATGTCGTTGTTGATAGCGGCATCACTTGAGAACGCCCATGTCTGAACACGATCATTGAAACGAACGACAGCGGCTTTGGCGGCTTCAAGAGTGGACTTAGGATTCTCAACAGCGTTGTCCCAAGCCTTGCGAGCCTTCTCGATCTGGCTCTCGTTAGGCTTCTCTGCCTTACGACCCATTCTTTCCAACTTCTCAATAGCCGCTTGGCCAGCAGATGTAGGCGTAACGGTTTGCTTGGCGGAGAAGGATTCTCTAACAGCCTTACTGAACAACGATTGCTGTACACCAGTAGCCGCACGAGCCTTACCACGACCGAAGCTGTAGCCCTCAGCCAAAGCACCGTTAGCGATAGTCTCAACACTGATGTCCATGATCTGGTCAGCAGTACGAACCAAGCGGTCAAGCGCAGTCTCAAATGGTTTGGCAATACCAATGATGCGGCGGATCAGGTCAATCAACTTACTGAACGCAGTCTTCTCTCCGACCTTAATCTCAGAGAGATACTCCTGCATACGCTTGTCTGTCAGACCCCAAGAGATCAACTCGTCTGCATTCAGGAATGCGTTGTTCATGTTCTTGTTGTAGTCAGCCGCAATGCCGGTCAACTTACCAGCGGCGCGATCAGCCATGTACTTCTGAGCAACCTGACTGTACAAGTCTCTCAACTCTTTAACGAGTGGATTTGTATCACGCAAGAAACGCGTCTGACCGCGAGCCGCTACGTGCAACAGCTCATGCAACACAACAATGTACGAACATCCGGGCGGGAAGTTGGTCTGCTTATCAACCGTAGTAGCGCCATTCAACTGAATGCTGATGGTCGTATCTTCGCCCTTAGCCTTATCGCCCCAGATGTAGTTTGTTACACCCATTCCATCATACAAATCGCTAGGGCGGCTTCGGCCAGTAGCAATGCCAAAACCAAAGCGCACACCGGCACGTTCCATATCAACGATACGGTCAAGAGACTTCTGGGCAAAGTGTTTGGCAAATGCGTTGGGTGCGTTATCAACAGCCCACTTAGCCACTTGCCTCATGGTCTTGCCGGTCAGCTCCTTCTCTACACGCAGGTTCTCTTCAGTGGTGTAGAAGTACTTGCCGTCAGAACTAACAGCCGACAGCGTTTCTCTGTTGCCTTTATCGGCTGGCTTCTCGGTGAACGGTATGTCTTGCTTAGCCTGACTGGTTTCCGATCCGCTAGTTGATCTATCAATAACTTCCTTGGACAGCTCGCTTACACGGTCATGGTAGGCGTCTTCGGACTGATCCTTTGTGTCCTCGTAAGCCTGCTCGGTAATCGTGGACGTATCAATGCCAAGGTCAGCAACCTTATCCAAGTAATCCTGAGAGATCTCTTGAGGGGTAATTGGGTAGCCCATCTCCAAGACTTCAGGTTTCGTCAGACTCTCAGCGGCTTCTGCTAGCTCTTGTTTCTTGTCGCGCTGTTTGGTTTCTTTCTCGGCACTAAACTCAGCACCCTCCGTAGACAAAGTGTTGCCCTTGATAGCGTCAATAACTTCGCTCTCAGTGGCCTCCTCTGAAACGTAACCAGCACTAACCAAACGCTCTTTCGCTCGCTCCAGCGTCATGCCGGTAGGGGAGAACATATAAGCCATACCGTACTTATAGTTGCCACCGGTATTCATGTCGGACATAAGGCTTGGATTCAAGCCACCATATCGGGCAATGTACTGACCAGCACCAAGCGGTTCACCAGCCTTACCACCAACGTTTACAACTGCACGTTGCTTGGCAAGCTCAGCTTCTCTGTCCAACTCTTCCTGCGTCTTAGGCGTCAGGACGTAGCCTTGATTCTTAGCCAGCTTCAGGGGTTTGAGAGTAGGCTGTAACTTGGCCGCTTCTACCGCTTGCTTGCGGTCGGTAAATGGTGAAGCACCCTCGGTAATCAACCGATTGTCAACACCAATGTTTTCTGGATTGACGGTTCTATCAGCAGGCTTCGGTGGCTTGATAGGCTCCTCAAGACCAAGAGCCGCACGCTCCTCGGGCGTCCATCTGCCCTTAAAGCCAGCCTCTTTCTTGGCCTTGCCTTGCGCCTCAGCTTCAGCATCACTAATGCGCTGTTGCTCCTCAAGGGCGGCCTGAACAGAAGCGGCATCCTTCTCTTCCGGAGACATGGCATTCCACTCTTCTGCTGTAATGCGCTTCTTTTGTGGGGCGTACTTAGCCTCAAACTCCTGCTCAGGCGTAAGCAATACTGTGCCGTCTGGCGTTATCTTTGGAACGCCGGGCAGTGGTGAATAGCCCAACTGCGGAGGAGTCTCAGCAGGAACCACTTGATTTAAGTTTGGTTGAGCGGCGTACTTCTTATCAAACTGTTCTTGCTCGTAAGCATCTAAGTCTGACTTGGTAAGCGCAACAGATCCGTCCGGCAACACAACTGGAGTGAACGGCTCAGACATACCAATGGCCAAAGGCTTTGGCTCTTGCGATGTCTCAACTTGTGTAGTTGGTTCAACCTTCGGTGCTTGCGTCTTTGGAGCTTCTTCTGCTGGTGCCTCTGTCTTTGCACGACCACCAAAGACACCACCAATACCGCCCATTCCAGCGGCACCGATAGTAGCTTGAGCCGCAGTCTGACCCAAGCCTTCTGTCAATGACTGCTCTGGGTTTACTTGTTTCAATGCAATGTTTTGCAACAGACGACCGCCGACCTCTTCGACGTTCTCGCTCGGCGTTTCTTTGACAGCACCGACAGCGGCACCAACCAGTCTGCCCGCACCAGTACGCTCACCAGCCAACGCTCTCTCAAATGCCCTAGCTCCGGGCAAACGTTGCGCCAATAAAGACAGCGCACCACCACCAATGCCAGCGGCACGGGCATAGTTAATTGTTTCGTCAGCCGCCTGCTCTGGACTCAAGCCTTTAATCTCAGTCAAATACTTGTACATCGCGTCATACGTACCAGCACCAATGTCAGCGCCTTGTTGAACGGCGGCAGTACGGACGGCGGCAGTAGCGCCACGTTCAATGGCTTCTTGAGTGCCCCTCTTAACAGCGTTTGCAAGAGCCTCTTCAGTCGCCTTTCTGACAATTGGATTGGTAGCGGCTTTTGCGGCAATCTGTAGAGACTTAATTTCTGCGGCAACGGCAGGGCCAGCACCGGGAATCAGTGCGGCAATTAAAGATGGAATAGCTTGCGGAACCTGCTCAAGCAAGAAAGAGCTAATCAATGTTGGATCTTTTACAGTCTCAACAAAGCTAGTCTTGAACGCAGGCAACTCGCCTTCCTTGGCGGCTTCCTGAACTTTCTCTTCAACAGCGGCTTCCTTAGCCTTCAGGTTCTCAGACTTGATGGACTTGGCGTAGTCCTGCATCTCTTGACCAATACCGTACAAGCCAGTCTTGGCAAAGTCTTTGTCTTTGATTGCGCCAGTAGCAAGGCCGTAAACCTGACCGGGGAACTGAGCCAGTCCACCCAAGCCGGAAACCAAGCTGGCACCAATGTCAGTAGGCACTTCGCTCCAAGAACGCTCTGGGATCGGTGCCTCTTTTTTCTTACCAGAAACGGGCTCAGTAATCCACTGATTGTTTGCTAAGTAGGCTTTCTGTCCCTTGTCATTGGTGGCCGTCTGAGTGATTGGCACCCACTGATCGCCAACCAATACAACCTTTTCGCCTGTCTCTGGGTTGGTAGCAGTTTGTAGTGCCATCTTTAATCCAATTTAAATCCTGAAGGGGGTGCTGGGACTTTACCAGAACTTGGTGCGGCAGACACTGATTTTCCAGCGCCACCCATTTGCTTCTGAATGTAGTAGTCCTTCAACTCAGAGTAAGACGGATCTCTGCCGTAGTACTTGGCCGCTTCTTTTTTCATCTCACTAGCAGACTGGAAGTTTTCCATATCCTTACGGAAGTTGTCTTCAGCTTGATCGCGGGTCATGACACCCTTCATGCCAGCCGAAGGTGAGCCAGCCATTCTGTATGCGGCATAAGCGTCATCAATTGTCTTGCCCTTGTTTTCTGCTTTCTTAAGCCAAGCACTTGCAAAATCATTAAACAGAAGTCTTTCGCTACTTGGAGTAGATGCAACTGCAAGTGCGTTCTTACGTTGCAAAGCATTCTCAGCAGACTGATGGGCAAACAACTGAGCCTGACGCTTGTCAAGACCCAGCTCTTTGGCGGCTTCAAGACCGTTCTTGAATGCTTCTTCATACTGCTTCTCACCAAACAGAGCCACTTCTTTCTTGTATCCACGTTTGGTATCCGCAACCTTAGAAGACTCAGACATGAGTTCTTTAAGCAACTCAATATCCTTCTGTGCGTTGGACTGGCGCATAGCCTCTAAAGCGGCGGCTCCTCTAGCCCCAGCGTCAAGTGACGAACGACCACCAGCGTTGGCGGTAGCTCTTGCCCACTGAGCTAGGCGACCAGCAAAGTCGGTAGGCTCCGCGAAGCGTGAGCGGCTTTCCTCCAACTGCTTGATGTAACGCTCTTGAGCCGCAGTATCTGGATCGCCAATATCTTTCTTGTACCTTTCAATGGCCTCAAGACGACGCTGTTCAGGTGTCTTATCAAACTGTGAAGCAAGGAATTGCTCCATCTTATTGACTGGTGCTGGCGCGGCGGCGGACGCCTCAACTGGGGCAACTGGTTTAGCAGGCGCGGCTGGTGCGGCAACATTGGTCTTTGGTGGCTGAACCACAACAGGTGGCACTTCTTTCTTAATAGCGGCAGGCAATCCACGTGACTCTGCATCAGCGGCATTCAACAGCGCACGGTTGCTCATAGCAGGTTCAGCCATAGGCTTCTCTGCGGGCGTAGCAAGTGGCGTGCTTGACAACTCTGTAAGCTTAGCCAAGCCTTCTTTTTCTTTTGTGGGTGAACCAAACAAGTAATTGAAAAGGCTAGTCTTTCCGCGAGCCGCCAACATTTCCTGTTTGCGCTCTGCCATACGGCGATCTTGTGCCGCTCTACGTGCATCTTCCTCACGAGCACGTTGCTTCATTTCATCAAACGCTTCGGGTATTCTGGCAATGTCTTGTGCAAACTGTGAAGATTCATTGTTTGGATCTTCAACCTTGCTTCCCTTGGTGCCGTCAAACGCAACGATGCCGCCACCGTCAAAATGTTCTCCAACGTTGGAGGACAGCTCGTCAATACCAGAAGCCTGACGCTCTGGACGGGGTGCATTCTCAGGTGCTTGTGGCATACCACGTTGTTGCAACAATGCCATCAAACCTTGAGGCTTGGGTTGCATCTGTTGCATCTGCTGTTGCATGATCTGCGCCTTCTGCTTAGCCTGCTCAATCAAAGTCTGCGCCACAGTAGGAAGCTCACCACCACCTTGCTGTTGCATAGACTGAAGCGCCGACATAGCCTGCTGACGTTTAGCCGCATCCTGCTCATTGACGTTAATGTTCAACGCCATCAGCTTGGTCAGGTCAGGAGGCAAACCAGCAGGCTTACCCTTTTGCTCCTGCTGAATGCGGGCGTTCAGTGCACCCGGATTGCCTTGGTAAATGTTAGCAATTTGGTTGGCGCTAGGCTGTGCAATAGACATAGTAATTCCTTAAGTACCTGCAACTTTTTTGGCTGGTTGAATGCCGTACAAAACTTTGAGTAATTCATCCACAGTGCTGACGCCCTTGGCAACTTTCTCCAAGTTGCTTGGCTCTTGAATTGTGTAGTCCATCGCATTGATAGGCATACCGCTGAGCAATGACTGCTGGAACTGAACCATCTTGAATGGGTTAGCGCGGGCTTCCTCAAACTGAGCCTTGTCAGCCGCCACACCTTCCGCCTCAATAGCGCGATCAGTAGCGCCTTGGCTAGCCATCATGTCAGCCAAAGTCTTAGCCTGACCCTGCTCAGTGTTGAACTGTTGCATGGCCTTGTCGTACGCATTTGCGTACCCAGTACCAATAGCAGTGTTCTGTGCGGTCAACAGATTACGGTTAGCCTCAGACTCCATGATCGCCTGACGACCACCACCGTAGCCACCAGCTTGAGTCAACTTAGCCAAGTTAGGCTGAAGGTTAATCTGCGACTGACGGCGTAGCTCTTCCAGTTGTGGGTCAAGAACGTTCTTGAGATAGGGGTTCATGTAGCTGGAAGCAATACCGCCACCGCCAACGGGCTGACCATCCGCACCAATGGTAGGAGCGCCAGCAGAAGTAAAGCTCTGACCCAAAGTTCCGGGGAAGTTCAAGCCGCCCAGTCCTTGTGATACTTTGCTCTGAAGCGCAGAAGGCCCAGCAGTCAGCGGCCCCATGTATGCTTGGAACGGCATGTTAGCCAGAGCCTGACCTTGACCTAAAACATTGGTAGCGTAATCACCAGCCCAGTTGGACAAACCAGCTTGTGTGCCAGTCACTCCTGCGGGCGCAGTAGTTGTTCCGCCTGTAGCCATGCGCTTTACACCGCCGCCATTAGCGTAGGCTTTAGCCAGACCGCCGGGCATGAAGCTATCAGGATCAATCTTCTTGCCTTGATCTTTATTACCAGTGCGTGCCATACGAATCCGATCCATCATTTGATAAAGTTTCTTGGCTCCGGCATCAGAATTGCCGTTACCCAGATGAGACACAACATCCGCAGGAACAACAAACTCACCGTGGCTCAGTGCGGCAGGTTGATCTTCACCAATCTGTGCAGGGATTTCATCGGCCATACCATCTGTTTCGCCTTGTAGGTAACGGCCTTCAGCCATGCCACCTTCTGCGTAACCCTCAACACCAAGCGCCTTAAGTTTGTCAGTGATAACTTTGTTATCAACACCAAGCGCACGAGCAACATCGCTAGCACCAATGCCGTATTGCTTCATCTGGTCATAGATCTCAGCATCAGAGGCGTCAGCGTTTGCTGTCAAGAAGTCCTTGATGTTGTTGATGTACTTCTCTTCAGTCATACCCTGAGACAAGGCGGACTTCAAGCCAGCGGACTGAGCTGGCAAAGTTTGCTGAGAAGATCCGTAACCATTCTGTTTCATGAAGTCAATGGTTGCCTGATCCACACCGGCCTCAAGCAGTTGTTGTGGCGTAACTCTATTAGAGTTGTACCAAGCAATCTTCTGAGCCGCATCGTAGGTAGACCAATCTGAAGGCAACTTAAGTCCAACTTTATCAGCTTGCGTCTGAGCTACCGTCTGTGCGTTAGCCAAAGCGTCTATGCCGTTTCCAGTGGTAACAGTGTCATTGCCACCGGTTGTTACTGTGGTGTTATTGTTTGCAGTAGTTTGACCCCAGTTTTCAGGTCTTCCACTTGTGTAGCCGTTAGACCACATGTAATCAATGTCAGACTGTGGCACGCCAGCCGCACGAAGCTGATCGTAAGTAACGTTGTTTGAGTTAAACCATTCAATCTTCTCTTGAGGGCCGTAGCTATACCAGCCTTGTGGCAAGTTGTAACCAATCTTATTGGCCAAAGATTGCGGGTCTGTGCCGCCGGTTCCCTTGAGAACGTTAGCCTGACCTTGTGGATTAATGATGCGGGCAGAGTCTCCACGCAAGTTAACCCAAGGGTCTTGACCTTCTGGAGCACGGGTGTAAGTTACGTCACCACCGTAGTCAACGCCACCGGCACCGGGACGACGGCCAACGGGCGGAGCGGAGATCATGTTGCGAGTAGCCACCAAGTTGGGAATGCCACCTTGATAGATTGTGGGAGTTCTCTTGGGATCACCGGCACCCAAGGCGGCAAGACCCGCACCACCCAGCAAAGAGGCTAAACCTCTGTTGCCTTTTAAGTAGTCACTTACTTTGCTAAAACTTAGATTGCTTAGCACCGACGGATCAAAAGTGTAAGAAGTGCCAGCACTACCAACGCCGGTATCTGAGCCATAGTCACCGCTTACACCAATTCCCTTGAGCCAATCTGTGCTTTCGTTTGCAAGATCAACATCTGCCTTAAATTGGTTGTCGGCGGCAAGTCTGTCTGCGGCATCTGACAACTCAACATTCAAGTCATCGCCGTAATCTCCAACAGTGGTATCCATCTCAGTTTCCTTTACTCAGCGTCTTCGCCGGTGGTTTCTTCATCTTGACCATCTTCACGGCTGGACTTCTGGCCAAATGAAGAACTGTTATCCGAGCTATCGGTGGGTGTTAAATCAACGCTAGTCCCAAACAAATCTTGCATCAATTTTATATGGGCAAACGGGTCTTGGCTAGGGACTTGTATAGTTTGTTGCTGACCATTCATGGCCGCAATCATTGCCGCAAGGCTAGAGTCCGGTGAAGTGGCTGATGGTTTAGAGCCCTTGGGTGTTGGCACCTTAATGTTGGTAGCCCCACCACCCGGCAACGCACCAGCACGGCGCATGATCTCTTCGCCACTTAAAGCTGTCTCAGAGTTTGGTAGATACGTCAGGTCAATCTCATTGCCGTCTGCATCAGCCCAAACTCCGGGGCGTACCAAGTTGTACTCCCACTGTTTATTTGGATCTATGTTGCCAGTATCCGCTCCAAGTGGGTTTTGCAATCCGCCCAACTCATCAGAAATAAACTTGCCGGTTATCTCATCGTAGTAACCGGGGCCGCTGGCATCAGCATTCTGATCCACTTTGTACTGATCTATTGAAGCCAAGAAGTCCTCCAAGTTATCTGGGTTTGGATTCACCGTCATTGGATCTGACGAAAATAAACCACCCTTGGAAGTTGCCCCAGTCATGGCTACGTTCATCAATAACTTGTCAAGTGGCATTCCAGCCGCCGCACCACTGAGAGCCGTATTCAACATTTTCTGTTGCGCTGGTGTCAGCTTATCCAAGCCAAACTCACTACCCAAAGTATTGGCACCGTAGCTCAAGCCTGCACCAGCAAGAAGCTGAAGCGGGTCAGCTTTTCCGCCGCTTGCAACAAACTGTTTGGCCGCACCAGATAAAGCATCCGTTCCAGCTTTACCTAAAGCATCAGTAATTCCGGGGGTGCCTGATACAAATTCACCAGCTTGACCACCAAGGTAAGAAAGCGCCGCAGACTTAACGATGTCTCCAATTGGCTTTCCTGATGCCGCCTGTAACGCCGCCACTGCCCAAGGGCCACCAATAGCCGCCACCGCAATGTTACCAATCGGGCCAAGGTCGGACATTAATTTAGCAAAGTCATTAGATGAACCTTGCGTGGTATAGAAAATTGGCGTGCCGTCGTCTTGAAATTGGACGCGATAGCCGGTGTTGCCTTTGCCCTCGCCCGTGCCGCCAAACAAGTTATCACCACCTTGCCACTGCCATCTACCGCTTCCGCTCTCTATCGTTTGGCCAGTTTCTTTGTTACCAAATGTCTTGCCTGTGACTGTAGATGGTACGCCATCACGCATCACTACTTTTGACGAGTCAACTGGGTTGTAGCCCTCTCCACCAATATCTGGGACACCATATAAGCTATCTAGTTTTGCGTCTTTTGGAACCATGACGGTTCTATAGACCGCATTACCTTCGGAGTCTGTTTCTTCGGTTGGCTCACGATAATAGTATGAGCCTTCATTATTGCCGTACTCATCCGCACCAGTTGCGTAGACTCTTTTGCCGTTGTACGATTTACCGATTTCGGTAACGGGCTCGTACTTATCAACCTTGCCAAACTGCCTAATGTCAGTCATGCCAGCGGCATCCAGCATCTTCGCCATCGCTTCGGCATTTTTCTCAGCCGAACCCCAGCCCTGACCAGTCCACTTATCGGTCGTTTTTTGACCAAGAATTTGCTGTGTTAACGCTTTAATATTGGCAGTTTTTTTATTCTCTGCGGCAAGCTTGGCCAAACCTTCTGGGCTTTGGTTATATGTAATGCGCTTTTCTTGCGCGGGCGTAAGCTCTCTATCTTCACCCACCATTTGTGTTATTTTTTCTAACATGTTTGAACCTTATGGCAAAGCAGATACATACGACATAGTAGCCACCGTTGACTGAGTGGATGGTTTGGTAGGCGTGCCGGAAGCGGCAAGGTGCTGAATAGATACCGAAGTGTTGGGCACAGACCAGTAAATCTCAACGTAGTCGTTTGCATTCATGGTTAGGAAATAATTCCAACCAACAATTGAATGACCGTCCGTACCAGCATGTCTATTGGGTATAGAAACAAAACCTGTTGAGCCTGTAATATCTACGCCATTTTGACGCAACCAAATGTAAACATCTTGGAAAGCAGTGTCTGTATTTTGAAACTGTGCACTGAACTGCAAGTTATATATTCCAGCGGTGGCTACCGTTAATTTTGAACTAACAATGCTGACATCATTTGCAAAATCCGTGGTGTTAAACGTCATCAATGTAGCCGTATTCGCCGTAGTGGTCTGGTCTTGATCGCTAGAAAAAGCACCATACGGGACTGATATTGTATTTAACTGCTGAAGGATCTTGTCCAACTGATTAAAGTACAGACGCAGAACATTAGAAAACTGATCCTGATAAGTAACGCTGTAGTCGTTTGGAGCAAGAGGCAAACTGGGGGCCGCAACCCTCAGCAACTCTTCCTCGGAAGTAACCATATATGTCATGAGTTACCCCTACGTCCGTCTTGACGGATGTCGATACGGGGACTACCCAACTGCCACTGAGTGCCAATGGTGTTGGAGTCAATCTGCAAAATCATTTGGCGACCACGAACCCTGACGTATACCTGACCGGTAAACTGCTCAATGACTGAAGTCGATGTGCGTGCAACGGTAGCATTACTGTTGCCGCCGGAGGAGATTGGATCGTTGTAGCCTGAACCAGAGTTCTGCATCGGGATCAGCGTCATGGTTACTTGTGGAGTGTTAGACCCAGTAGAACCACTGAAGGTAATGTCAGGAAGAATACGCCAGACAAAACCAAAGTGATCGCCATCGTCAATGTCAAACTCAGCAGAACCAATGGTTGCCGCAATAGCAGTGGTAACGGCAGTAGAGTTATCGTCTGTACCGTTCTCATGGTAGACAATGTTGTTAATACCCGTTGCCGCCATTGGGTAGTCACGTAGACCAGAGTCTAACCAAGCTGTTCGCTCCATATCTCCATAGTACCAAGCACCTTCGCCGTTATTCTCAACGTAGTTGTAGACTACATAACGGTCAATAGAGCTAGAGCCAGCAGTGCAGTAGAAGAACCAGACCTCATTGAAGCCCTCGTTCGTACTTGCAAAGAACTGATCCGCCTGATCTAAGTTAATATTTTGGTACACAAATTGACGCAGATCACAGCGCAAAGTCTGCACGCGACCATCGTATTTGTAGAACTTATCTACGCCCATCCAGTAAACAATACCGGAACCCAAGGCTACAGCGTTTGGCCCTGCAATAGAGATGTTGTCACCCAGCAACTGAGAACCCCAGATTACTGGCGGGCCAAGGTACTGAAGTGAATAGATAGCCGAGTCAGTCAAAACCACAATCTCTTGACGAGTTTGGATGGCTGTAACAATTTTAGAACCGTGAGAAAGCTGTACGCTACCCGCTTGATTGGTGGAGGCAGGAGTCCAAATAAGCACCGATTCCTGATCTGACCAACGAATCAACATGGGGTTTTGGGCGGAAGAGCTGTAGTCATCACAACCAAATGCAAACACAAACCTGCTTGTATCTGATACGTACAAGAAGTTCATAATAGACGGCACATCTGCATCTGCGCCCATCATGCTGGAAACCAACACGCCACGAGTAGTCACACCAGCGCCAGCGTCCCAGTAATACATAGGGCCGCCACGGGGCGCAAAGATTAAGTCCTCACCAAAGTTTGACTGACTCCAAATACGAATGCTTACCGGCGTAGCACCGCCAACACCCCAAGTTCCCAAACCCCAGCCGCCAGCACCCCAACCAACTAACGGCTCTTGAGTGGCTGGGCCTACATTAATCTGATATGCGGCAACAACGGAAGAACCGCCGTAACTACCTGCGGCAATTGCAGACCCAGTGGTGATTGTGTACGTATCAGCAGTAAGTACAGTAATCTGAAACTCTGCATTGAACGTAGAGGCATACGTTCCGGTAGCTCCACTGAATGTTACAAAGTCCCCAGTAATACCGCCGTGGGCAGTGTCAGTTACGGTTACTGTTGTAGTTCCATTACCTGCAAATGGATCCGTATTGATCGTAGATGATGCACGGATAGGCGTAATGTCGTTATAAACACCACCTTGCTCAATGTAAAACTTTAAGTTAGTGCCCACTCCCAGCAGGTTCTGACCGGCAAGGGTGATCCAGTTCCACAAAGAACGGCATACTCCAAGAAAACTGTTAGCTGAAATGCGTGTCCAGCCACCGATTTTTTCAGGAGTGCCCTGACGGAAGCGCACTTTGTCCGATACGTACCAGCCACCCTCGGTTGTATACCGGGTGTTTTCTCTGTTTACACCAGCTTTTAGGGTTAGTTTTTTCAGCGGCATCGGCAGTCCTAGGATAGAAACAGTGCTTTTTCAGCGTCCCTGCGCTTTTTTAGCCCTGCGAGTATTTTGCCACCACCCATGCAATACAGCAAGAGTGCATCTGCCGCACCTTCCCAATCACCACGGTTGAGTTTCATCCGAATAGAAGACCGCTGAAAAGTGCCCAGTCCGGCGTTGAAGGCAAAAGAGACACACGCATCAAAAGCGCCTTGGCGACCAGCAACAGGGGGAGCAAGTCTAAGAACACCGCGTTCAAAACTAGCAACGTCATCTGCGAATAGTTTCTCGATCTCTTCTTTAGTCCAGACACGGTTGTCCTCCGGTTTCAATGGCATCTCTTTGCGGATCATTCCTGTGTATCCGTTTACACGCACAACAGGCAATTTAATCTGCTCTTGGTATAGCACATGGCCGTACCCGATTGTCCAGATGTGAGCAGGGCACAGGTATGGTTTAGTCCTGTACCCCTCGTACTGGTGCATCAAGTCAGCGCCAGCCTTGCTCAGTTTCATTTCTTAGCCCATCCGCGAGAGCCGAACCAGTAGCCAACAATAGCGCCCAGCATGGCCATCTCGTCACTTGAGAAGATGATGTCAGCCAAACGAACCAAGTCATCCATGTTCAGGACTAACTGTGGATTTTGGTAAACGTAGTAGGCCAACCAAGCATTGATGGCGCACAGCTCAATAATGAAAATGTAAGTGACTGTCGGGCGAACAGTGCCGACATAGCTTGACACCCAGCCAGCCGCTTTAGACAACACAGCTTTGTCATGGTCATACGCCGCCACAGTCATCTCTGCGTCAGTTTCCATAGCAATCTGATCGGTGCGGATCTCTTCCATGCGCTCTTGGGCGGCAAAGCCTTGAGCCATCATCTGAAGTTGCATCTGCACTTGAATCTGCGCCAAGGCCAGTTCATGCTTCTGGTCGTTTTTGTTCTGGAAGAACTCCAGCAGTTTGGGCAAGCCTGAAATCAGCAGACCGCCAAGGGTTGAGAATAGTGAAAGCATTACAGTCCAATCATTCCTAATAGTTTATTGACAATCTTGTCCGACAAGTCGTCAGGCAAAAACTTGAGCAGTCCAAGCACGTACCACGCAATGCACATACGCACAAATATCTTGAGGAAGAAATCAAATTGCTTCTGGTACTCATTCATTACTCAAATACGGATGAACAACTATCCAGAAAAAATAGTTTAAAGGAACCGCAGACCAAAGCAATACATCAAAGTATGTCATCGACCACACCTTCCTTTGGCGCAAACCTCACCGATTTCCGCGATCCCCCAGCCTATCGCCCCCAAGAACATCACGATAATCACAATGGCAAATGCCCATTGCAGTTGTTCAGCTTCAGCCTCTTTCTGCTTCTTTTCAGCGGCTTTTAACTCCGCCATCTCTTTGGCATCGTCCCTATCCATTTCAGCTTGACGGGCTTTGGCGGCATTCCACACATCAATCCGTCCAGTTTGCATGAAGAGCATTTTGAGCTGTTCCTCAAAGCGTTTTGCCTCGTCAAGCGCCATCTCAATCTGTAGCGCCGCACCAAGGTTGGATTTACCCCCGGTACGCTTTGCCTGAAGCATCGCCTTAGTAGCAGTGCTTTGGGCATCAAACATCCGCGAGATGGATGGAGCCAATCCCGCCAAATCCGTAGCGACTTTGCTGGCTTTCTTAACGACACTGATTGCACTTTGCAACCCTTCAAGTGCCGTTATCGGATCTATTGGGATCATGATTTAAACATCAAATCAAATTACGGCGATGAATACCAATACGAATTGCTTGAACCCGCAAGAATAACTGCGCCAGATGAATTACACGAAACCCTAAACCACGAAGTAGTTGGGCTTGAAGTAGCCGTCCAAGTTGCACCAAAGTCTGTTGATACTTGAATTTGCCCACTGCCTACACTGCCAAACATAATTTGCCCACTGCCACTACAAGCCATTGATTCAAATAATCCGGGAGATGTGGGAGTTGTTGACCAAGTGGTTCCTCCATTGCTGGAGTAATTAACATATCTTGAGCCTGAGCCACTCATTGTGGCAACAATTTGGCCATCACTGCTACAAGTTATTCCTTCCCAAAATCCAGCTCCAAGGCTTGAAAGTTGGCTCCATGTAGCACCGCTATCTGTAGATTTGTAAATGTAATCGGCATAACCAGCCGCCGCATACATGATTGAACCGTTGCCGCTAATTGCCAACCCTTTCCAATTTTGAACTCCGGGACTTGTGCGTTGAGTCCAAGTAACGCCGCTGTCTGTAGATGTATAAAGATAGCCGCCAAATTCTTGGGCTAGTAGTATGGTTCCATTGTTACTACATACAATCCATTGCCAACCCCGCGACCCAGATCCGGTTTGTTGCGTCCAGTTTGCGCCGCTATCGGACGAAGTATAAATATACCCACCATCAGTGCAGGCGGCTACTTTTACGCCATCAAGACTGCAAGCTATACCAGACCAATATTGAACGCCACTGGAGCTTGTTGACCAACTTTTCCCACTGTTAGTTGATGTGTATATGTATGAAAACTTACGGGCGACATACATTTTTGAACCGTCACTGCTACACGCAGTTCCCCACGTATTTGCGGCAGTTGGCCCAGCCGTCCAAGTTGCTCCGGGGGTTATTGATGAAGCGTTAAAACCGTAGCCCGTTGCAGAAAGCGCCCCAGAAGTAATGATGGATGGCATAAACTATCCTTATGCAAACAGTGTTCGGCTGGCCAACACAGTAAACGTCGCACTGCCTGTTTTAATAACAGTAAGCGTGTAAGTGTCAACAGCGTTGGTGTTTCCAGACGAAATGGCCGCACCACCCTGCCATTTTGGAGTTACTGAAGTGCCGTCAATTGTGAATGCTGACTGGTAATATGCAGTGGAGCCTTGAGTCGCCATAAAGACAACTGTTAAAGCTTGGCCTGTAGACATCACCGAATCCAATGTTGTACCACTTGAGCCACGCAAATTCAAAGTCCAATTACCAGACGCATTGGTTGTGTAATACAAAACTGACTGCGTTAAAACATCGTAATTGATAGTTCCCGTAGCGGCAGTCGCTGAAACTGTTGTGGTTTCTGACGCATTTTTAAGCACCAAAGCCAATGTTGAAGATGAACCACTTAATGTTTGTGTTGCCGTAAATGTGTTGGCTACGGCTGTGCCGGGAACAGCCAAAGCTGTACGAGCATCTGCGGCTGTAGTAGATCCTGTTCCACCTTGAGCTACAGCCAAAGGAGTACTAATAGTTAAAGTGCCGCCAATAGCCAAAGAAGACAAATAATCAATCTGGTTGCCTATGTCCGTGCCGTTGTTGTACACCACTGTGCGCTTGCCATTCGGCACAGAAACACCAGTCTGACCTGACACCTTGACCGTTACCGCATAACCACCAGACGAGTTATTGATAATAATGTAAGGCTTCTCAATGGCTGGGACGTTGACCGTACCTGCGGCGCTCAGGGTGGCAGTGATGTTTAAACACAGTGCCCGAGCATCCTGAAGTGCGTTGGTGTTGGACAGCGTAAGTGTTGCAACGTTGGATGTAAAGTCGCCTGTTTCCAGTGTAGCCATACCAACCAGAGCCTGCTCAACGGCTGTTCCAAGGTTGGTATTGGTTGTAGTGCCCCATGAGCCGGACTGTTCGCCCGTGCCGATCAGCTCTATTTTTAGGTTGGAATATGTGGACATAACAGTTCCTTGTTAATTGCTGTAATTGTATTCACTGGTCAGGGAATGCGCTAGTCGGGGGTGTAAACGTTGTGGTGTACCGAGCTATGCCCTTGGTGATTCGTAAGTCATCTATGTAGCCGTTATATAAATAACTTGTGCTGTAATAGCCACCAATACAAAGGTTCTGCCCTGTGCAATTACCAGCCGCAGTTCCAGTGGCGTGTACATTTCCATTTACATAAACTGTAACAGCCCCACTGTTACGAACAACGGCAATGTGATACCAAGTTCCTGTAGCTAAAACAGCGGAATTTGAACCTACGTTTGTACCAGCTACATTGGTCAAAAGGCCGCCTGTTAGAGCGCCGCCAGCGGCATTCATGCCAACTGCAATAATAATTCCCGTGGTATAGGCCGTTTGCAATCCGCCAGCACTTGTTGAAGTTTGCAAGAAGCCAAGTTGCGATGCGCCGGATACGTTATTTGGGTTAATCCAACACTCAACCGTAAAATTCCCTGTGCCAAATGCAAACCCGGGATTAGCCACAGACACTAAGCGATCATCAGTGCCATCAAATGACATTGACCCCGTGCCATATTTGTAGACGCTGGTGGAAATTTGCGCATTACCCACAGTTTCCTGATCGCTAATCATGGCGTTGTCTAAGATGCCAGCGTTGGTGTAAGACAGAAGCAATGATGTGTTTGTGATTGCAGTTAATGGCGCTGTTGGCGGTGTAAAGTTGCTTGTATAAACAGCCGTTCCTTTAACAATTCTGAAATCTGCCAAATTTGCATTGAGATACACTGCGCCATTTAATGAACCAATATACCAAGTGCCTGTCCCCGTAAAATTGGTTGTAACAGAACCTGATGTGGTTGAAACACCGTTTACATAAAGAGTGACCGTTCCAGAACTTCTAACTATTGCACAATGATTCCATGCTCCGTTAGTAATCAAAACAGAACCAGATGTAAGCGTGCCAGCCGATGTTACAAAACGCAAACACCCCGGCGTTGTGCCACCATACCCACCAGTTGTAATGTGCATTGATCCACTTGTGGCTGGGCGAGTCTCCAAAAATGCCTTGTCATTATTTAAAGCACCGTACACCCAAAACTCAATTGTAAAATTCCCTGTACCAAACTCTAATGAAGAATTAGTTGTAAAGGTTAATTCATCACTACCATCAAAGTACCCAGAGCCACCAATCACGCTTGTGGAGTAGGCAGTTGTAGGGCTAAATGGGCTGAAGCGTTGAACAGTTGCGTTTGTTGACGTAATCGTAAATGCATTTGTGCTGTTATCAATGAAGCGGTTGCTTTGACAAGTCAACAAAGATGTATTTGTTATTGCTGTTAGCGGAGCTGTCGGCACAGTAAAGTTACTTGTGTAAACAGCCGTGCCTTTTACAAAACGAATGTTTGATAAATAGCCATTTAAATAATAAATATAGCCGCCACCACCGGGGGTGTTGTCTACTTTACCAAACCAAAAACTTAAATTGGAATTGTTTATATCCACCGTAGCAGAAACACTACTTGCCACACCATTAATATAGAGTTTTACAACGCCGCCACTACGAACCATTGCCAAATGGTTCCAAGCATTAAAGTTAATTGTTTGAGTACTTGTGTAATTTGCGGCATTCAGGGCGCAGTTAATCCTGCCATTAACCATCAACCCTAAACCTAAATACGGTAGCCAGTTGTTTGCTCCAGTTTGCGACTGAATAATATAGGTGTAATCTGCAGGTGGTGCGTCGTTTGAATAAACCCAAGTTTCAACAGTCCAGTCCACGCCTGAAAAGTTGGTTGCGGCAGAACCCGTCATTGTTAAAAAAGAACTTGATCCATTAAAATAATTAGACCAATTAGACCCATAAGGCGTGAATGTGCCTTGGGTTGTATTGCCATTACGAGTAATGGTGAAGTTGTTTGTGGATGAGTCTAAGAATGTATTGTTCTGTGCGCCATTAGTTCCATCACCATGAAAGAGCGCAGTCACATAAGGAAAATATGGATCTGTTGGGTTTAACCCGGCAGTCGGCCACAGACCCTGTTTATTCCAATATGCTTGTTCAGCAAGCGTCCAAATACCCGGAGCCGCACCAGTTTGGTAAGGCCCAGCCGGTGTGACTGGGGTTTTGGTTATCAACCCACCGGGGAATTGTTTAGACATTAAACCACCTCAACCCAAGATGTTGTTGGCTCATCCCAAGTAAACTTAACAGCCGCTCCACTTAAAAGAATCTTGTTAGTTGGCATTGGTACGGGGGCTTCCCAAATGCAAGTATCTTCATTTAACACCCAGCTTGGGTATGGTTGTGGGGCAATAAATGCATCACGTTGTTCATCGTATGTGTAACCAACACCTGCGTAGTTTTTACGCAACGGACGACCTTCAGGATGTTGGCCGCCGTAAGTGTTGTACGAAGTTTGTACCCAGCCAGTACCAAATAAACCAGAATCAATAACATCTTGCTCGGCCACAATAACTTGTGTGACGATACCGTTTTCTACTTTTGCAAAATGACTCATGTTGTACCTCAGAATGTGATTGAACCAGAACCGGTAAATTTGTAAATAGTGTTACCGCCAGAAGTTGTAACCGTTGGGGATCCAGTTGTGGATGATGCCGCAGTTGCCGCAGAAATAATAACAACGCCCGAACCACCAGCCGCCGCAGGTGAACCGCCACCACCACCGCCACCAGAGTTAGTCGTGCCAGCAACGCCAGCAACACCAGTAGCACCGCCTGCCCCGCCTGCTCCGCCACCTCCTAATCCTCCGGCACTTCCAGTATCAAGCCCATTGCCCGGTCTTGCCCAACTTCCACCAGCTCCACCGCCAGCATAATACGTGGATGTGCCTGTAATAGAAGAAGCAAGCCCGTTACCACCTGCGCCAGTATAAGACGGGGAAGCCAAAGTAGAAGCATTTCCACCAACTTGACCAGCTCCACCACCACCGCCGTCACGATACCATTCACTACCAGAGCGATAGCCTGCGCCTCCAGCATAACCTTGCCCAGAAGTACCGGCTCCCCCAGCTTGTCCTGAAGGAAAACTTCCACCGCCGCCACCAGAGCCGCCAGTACCAGCGCCGCCATAACCACCACCAATTGCGGTAGTAAATCCAGTCAATGAAGAGTTGCCACCTTGAGTTCCGGGAACACCAGATGCTGTTGATGGCGTACCGCCAGCGCCTACAGTAACGGTAAGCGTTGTACCGCCCGATATGGTGCTAGTGCCCGAAACAAATCCGCCACCACCGCCACCGCCACCAACATAGTCAGACGCAAGGCCCGCGCCGCCACCGCCAGCAACAATCAAATAACTAATGCTGGTTGATGCAACGGGAGTTACTGAATTACTTGCCGCACTTGGTGCGCCGGGGCCACTGGCGTTGCTTGCTCTAACAGTAAAAGTATATGCAGTGCCGTTTGTTAACCCAGAAACAGTGATAGGTGATGATGCGCCTGTACCAGTAAAACCACCGGGGCTAGATGTAACAGTGTACCCAGTGATTACTGCTGGAATACCTGCATTTGCTGGCGCTGTAAAAGTAACTGACGCACTAGCATTACCCGCTGTGGCTGTGCCAATCGTTGGGGCACCGGGAGGAACTGTCCAAGTGCTTGCCGCAATAGCCTGCATCTGCTGTGTGCGAGTCCACATTCCTGAGTAATTAGGCATTCTGTCCTCAGAAGGTTATTGAGCCGGAGCCGGTAAATTTATAAATACGATAGCCGCCCGTGGTTGTGATTGTCGGAGAACCTGTGGTGGATGTAGCCAAAGCGTAGGTATCAGGATACCGCAAAATAACAACACCAGAACCACCCGCGCCGGAAACACCAGAAGAAGTTCCGCAACCGCCACCACCGCCGCCTGAGTTGGTTCCACCTGCGCCACCATCATTAGCAGAAGTGTATCCACCACGGACAATACCGTTTTGGCCGCCATTTGAGCCGCCAGTACCTGCTACACCACTACCGCTACAACTGTAGTAAACGGAGGCACCGCCACCGCCGCCAGCGCCGCCATTACCGCCTATGTTGTACGTTCCGCAGTCGCCACCACCACCTCCACCACCGCCACCGGAATAGTAAAGCGATGTTCCAGAAATATCATACTGACGACCAGCGCCGCCTGCGCCGCCATTACCTCCGCCAGATGGGAAGCCAGCCGCGCCAGCCGCGCCAGCACCACCTCCGCCACCAGCGTAGTAGTTGTTTCCTGATATGCCGCCAGCGCCACCAGCAAAACCATATCCAGTAGCACCGCCAGAATTGCCCTGTGATGCAGAAGAAGCGGCGGTAGCCCCAGAATAAGAACCGCCTGCACCAGATCCACCAGCAGTCGCTGGCATTCCACTTGATGCCCCCGCACCACCGGCTCCGCCAATTGCGGTAATTGTGTCAAATACAGAGCTTGATCCTTGGTAGCCGGGGCCAGTATCCCCGCCCCGTGCCGCACCGCCAGCACCAACGGTAACTGTATAAGCTGTACCACCAGAAACTGAACGGCTAGTTTGGTAGCAAAGACCGCCGCCGCCCCCACCGCCGGAAATAAGTGTCCCACCACCAGAGCCGCCACCCGCAACAACAAGCACATCAATTGCTGTTGGGCCTGAATACGCTACAGGTGTTGCGCTATTACTCGCCGCACTTGCCGGACTGTTTCCATACGTGTTGTTTGCAAACACAGTAAATGTGTAAGCAGTTCCGTTTGTCAATCCGCTAACTGTAATGGGCGAAGATGACCCAGTACCAACAAACCCGCCGGGTGAAGATAAAACTGTATAACTTGTAATTGCTCCGCCACCGATATTTGATGGCGCTGTAAAAGCAACAGAGGCGGCGGCGCTACCGGCTGTCGCCGTACCAATCGTAGGCGCATCAGGAGCCAACAATCCATTAAATGAATCTGACAGAATCCCGCCTCGGTAGCGCAATGACATTAGCTCATATCCTCGTAAGAGATGCTATATGTGATACCGCTGGCTGTGCCTGAAGTCACACTGATTGATGTACCTTCTTGCAAATAAATTGCCGTGGTTTTATCAACAACAATCAAAGAGGCATTTGCTGGTACTGAGATTGTGGACGCAATTGGGTATGCCGTACCGCCAGAAGGAGCAGAACCTTGAGCCACTGCGCCGTTGGTGTAGATCGACACCGTAGCATTAACAGCCGCAGAACCATTGACGTTGGCCGCCACAATCTGATTGATCTTATAGACCTTGCCGGAAGAAGCGGCGTTAGCCAAAAGCACCACTGCTGTCGTGCCAGACGGAGTGAAGTAAGTAGTTGTGCCGTATGCAAGCGTTGCGGCTAGAATATTTGGGTTTGCCATTTCGTTTCCTTATAGGCCGAAGATCAATGAAATAACTGTGGCTTTTGCCTGAGTAGCGCCAGCAGATGGTGTAGACCACACAATAGATGAGCCGTTCCAAGAAACAACATCCCCTGAAGTTATTGGAGCCGCCACAAAGCCTGTTGCACCAGAGCCTGTCTGATAGGCAATTCTATTGGCCGCACCGCCTGCCAAGTTTGTAGCAGTTGTTGCTGTAGTTGCTGAACCAACAGACAGAGTGCTTGCCGCCACGTAAGCTGGAGCCGATGCCCCGGCAGTAAGTACATAGCCGTTTGTGCCCAGAGTTAACTTAGACAGAACACCTGACGCAGACGCATACAAGATATCGCCTGTAGTGTAGGAGCCAATGTTTGTACCACCTTGAGCTACCGCCAGCGTACCAGAGGAAACCTGCGAAGCCGCGATGTTGATCGACACATTACCAGCAGACACCAACTGACCTTGAGCGTTAACTTCAAAGTTACCAACCTGTGTGCTACTGCCGTATGCGCCAGCAGTTACTGCGGTGTTAGCGATGTTAAACGTGGTAGCCGGAGAAAGGTTTAAACCTGTACCGGCAGAGTACACCTGCGCAGAACTAATCTGGGCAAAGGTAATGGCTGTTGTGCCAAAGGTAATAGTGCCTGTAGTTGTGCAGACGTATGTCTCACCAGCGCCTGTATTCCCGTTGGTAACAAAGAACGCATCGTTGTAGCCCAAAGCATTTGGGTCACGTAGGCCGTAGGTGTTTGCGTCTGTAGCGCGAGTAAGCACCCAGTTTGTAGAACCATCGCCCACAGTCGTAACCGTGTAAACGCCGTTCTGAGCTTGCGCTGTTTGGTTATAAATTAGTACCCGCTTGCCAACGGTCATTAGGATGCCGTCAACAGTCAAAGCGGCTTGTGTACCTGCATTGGTCAGCGTAGCGCCAACACCAGCCGTGCCGTTGTTGTACGTGGCGTTTAAGTTACCCGCAGTGTTGGGAGACTCTACGAATACAGGCTCATGGTATGAAATACCTTGAGTGACCAAACCATCCACGTACTGTTTGTTGGCAATATCTGTGTTTGATGCAGGAGTTGTAGAGACTGTGCCGGTTGTCAAAGCCGCAGAAGTGGCAGTGATTGCACCGAACGATTGCTGTACAACTACGCTGGAAGCATCTTCGTAGACGGCTCGTTCAGACGGGTAAGTTACAAATACATCCTTGGAGTTAGATGAGAATGTAACCAACGAGCCGCTGTTGCTGGACGATAAAACTGTGTCGCGGGAAAGGGTTGTACCAGAAGATGTGTATGTACCAATACCTACTTCCCATGTACCCGCTGTGGAGTCAACGATGGCGTAGTAGGTTGTATTGCCGTTACCAATGGCAGAGAAAGACTGAAAGCCTGCGGCGGCTCCAGCAAGCGTTAGTGTGCCTGTCCCGGCGGTGGTGGACGTTTCTTTTACACGGTCTTTTAGAACGAGAGCCATTTGTATTCCTTACGACGGTAGGTTGTTCCAACCGGGTGTTTGTGCACTGTTGATATTTTGCCAGTTTGGGTTCTGACTGTCATCAATTACCGCCCAGACAAGCACTCCACCAATGTAAACAGTTAGCTGAATTCCAGTAACAGAAACATTAATTGTTGCAGTTACTGTTGGCGTATCTGTAATTGTTGCTGTATCGGTTATTCCAACGCTGTAGCCTGCAACCGCAGAGAATGTATCCGTCCCCGTTGCGGTATCTGCAATATAAACAAGATATGCGGCGGCGGCGTTAACAGAATCAGACAGCGTTGCCGCGTCTGTTAAAACCCCACCAAACGATAAACTTGGTGATGTTGTTGTTGAAATTGTTGCCGTATCCGCAAAATCCACAGGCATCGACGACTCGCCAAGGGAGGCGAATGGTGCTTGGGCTAATGCGGCATATCCAAACACAGCCTGCCTTTAAGAAGCTGTCAGGGAAAAAGTGTAAGTGACTGCCAATGAGTCACCTGTAGTCACAGACTTATCACCACCAGTAAAGTCGCCTTCAGCAAACAAAACACCAGATGTGCCACTAGAAGCGTTGGTCACAAAAGCGCCTGCAATAGTTGCCGATCCAGTCATGGTAAATGATGTAGCACCTGTACCAACCGTCACGGATGGCGTGGCTGTTGTTGGTGTGCCGAAGCCAATAGACTTGCGGCCACCGGAGTAATCAGTGTTTTCTGTCCAACCGGCATGGCTTGCCAATGTGTCGCCAGCGGCGTAAGCAGTGCCAGAGCCGGGGCCAGTAATCAAACCAAAGTATAGAGCAGTGGTATATCCCGTAGCAGTAAAGAAGCTGGCGCTCATGTACTGTAAACCAGCGCTTGGCACTAAGTTGTGAAATGTGTCTTCCCACTTAAAGTTACCATCAGCATCATGGCAAGTAACAGTGAACACACCGCCTGCTTGCAAGGCATCATTTTCTTTGCCAGTCGTTGACATAACTGCGTCAAACTTGTCTGCGGCTTTGCCAAAATCAATACTCATGATGTGTCCTTACGAAATACGAACGATAGCGCTATTGGCATCGGGCGTTGGGAAGATGATCTGGAATGTGTCGTTGGACACTGTTTTGTCTGTACCAAAGTCCAACACAGCTACAGACTTGTTGCTTTCAGACGAGTTGTAAATCAAAGCGGCACGAGCAGTAAACGATGCGCCAGTCCAAGACGTATTGGCAAACGAAATGTAAGCCGTAGGAATATTGCTGGAATTGTTTCCGGACGTAGGCGATGTGCTAATTGTCAACGTATTACCACCCGCCGTGTACCCAGTACCCGTTACCTCATTGGTAGTTGAGTAGACTGTGGTGCTTGCGTTAATGTCTGCGCTGGCCGTATACAGAGCCACCTTGAAAGTGTCTGCTGATGTGGGGCCAAAGTTGTGAACAGCCTGAAGCAGTTCTACCTTGAACGAAGTGGTTGCGCCCTGAAGAATACTCATGATACTTGAACCCTAGTCTGGCCGTCACGATAAGCGTCAGCACGTTGTTTACCATCACCCAAGTTCTTGAGCAGAGCAATAGCCTGAACGTACCTGTCTTGGTACAGCTTGACCATATCTGCTTCGCCCTTCATGTATGTGACGGCTTCACACATTGTTCCGTACAGCAAAGCTGAATCAAAGTTATCACCCAGCCAAGTCTGGCCTGCGGTCACAATTGACTCTGGGTAATAGTAGTAATGAAGCTCTGCCATGTAAGCGGCATCTGGCGTTGGGCCAAGCATGAATGTTAATTCATTCACATCATTGGACTGTGGGCCAAAGATAGCGTAGTGCTTAGGCTTGCCTTGTGTCGCTTGGTTTGGATATGCTTCACGCATGAAGTTCACATCTTTGTTCAGCAAGAACAAGAAGTCACCACCAGCGGCTGGGTAGATAGCCAAGCTGTATGGAGACAGAAAGTCTTCTGGGCAACCCAAGTACTTATTGCCTTGGGTCAGCGAACCTGTCACATTCTTTCGTAAGTTAGCAAGTTGCACCGTGTTATAGATGCGTTGCTCAGCCTGCTTAATGAAAACATTCATGTCAGCAGTTGGGAAAGTGTTCTCGCAGTAGTCCTGTACTGCGGTGACAAGTTCGTTGTACGTCATGCCATTGGGCCTCGTGCCATCAGACCTTTAGTAGCCGCACCTGTGCCGCGCACTTTGATGCCGCTAGTCTTGGTTTTCTCGTCACCAGCAGACTTGCTTTCCGCACCAACGCTGACATCCAAGGTGTCAAGTTTGCTACGGTTTGGCTCTTTGCCGGGATTGGTAGAAGCTTTGACAGCTTTACCAGTCATGGTGTGAGGCTTGGCATAGACTTTGGCATCGCCAACTTCTTTGCCCATCATCTTCTTGCTGTATGTAGCCATGATTAGCCTCGCTTTTGGTTGTTGGCACGAGCCATGTTGCGACCAACGGCACGCATGGCTTCGCCTGTAACGCCCTTAGTCTTTTTGCCGCCCATCATTTGTTTGGCTGTTGGGCCGCTATCACCAAGGTTTTTACCCTCAGTTTTACCTTTTTTAGCGATGCCGTCTGCTGATCGTGTGTAAGCCATTTTTAGCTCCCTATTTGAATTGTAACTGTACCAATTTGTACGCCTAACATCAAGTAGTTTGGTGTTAACGCACTCGCAAAATTACTGGCCCCACCAACTGGGTTCCAGCCCCATTGAATATCCCTTGAACCACCGGTCGGGAAACCGTTTACATCAATACCCGCAGTCACATAAGTTGTGTCTTTGCGGGGATCGCGCAAAGCTTGTGGGTCATCTACCGGGAAAGTTCCCAACATCAACTGAGGTTGGTCTGGATCCCAGCATTCAGGGCAAACTAACAACTGGTATTTGCGTTGCTTAATGATTTCAGTCTTAAGCTGTTTTAACAAATACTGTTGCCCGCACCTATCGCACATCGCAATAGCGCGTTTGCCTGATGCAAATCTATTGCCCATTACGTGCCACCAATAAACATCTGACGAGGAACAAACCGGACAGCCGCCTTCTCGCGATCTTCACCAGCCGCAATATCAAACGCTTCATCGTACATTTGCTTAAGCATCTGCACGCGAGGCATGAGTTCAGGAACCTTAACAGCTATGTGATACGCCAAACCAGCGGTCAATGCCGGTAAGAAACGGAAGTTCATGTCTGCTGTTTCCACACCGGCACCAGCGTCTTGAACACGGCGCAGTCTCCAGTAGACAAACTGGTAAGACGTACTGTTATCAGGTGTTGGCCATACAGTCACTGCCGGGAGCTGGGGCACATATACCGCTGTTCCGTCTGTGTGAGATGCCGCAGTAGTGTTGTTTTGACCACGAAACACTCCGCCCAAATCATTGCCAGAAATGTAAGTGTAGTAAATGTCTTCAGAATCCAAACGAATGAATCCAGAGCCAGCTAGTCCAACCACCGAGTCAAGCGTGATCGTGGTGTCCGTGGCTGTGATGGCTCCGTCAAGAGTTGACGAAGTTGGGTTAGTTTCGCCCGAAAGTCTTTGAATCCAGACTTGAATTGGGCGAGCTTGCTGAAGCTTGTTTGGAATAGTCGCATAGGTTGAAACGCTAATGCGTGTAATTGTTAAGTCAGCTTGTGTGGACGCTGTGTTTTGGCCGGTACGAATGACATGCTCCAGCAAGTCAATGGTATCCAGTGGCAACGCATACGTACTTAATCCCGGAGTCAGGTCAATAAACCCTTGCTCCATTGTCCACATGTTAATGCCTTTGTTCTGCCACTCAATGGTCATTAAGTTCATTGACCTACGTGCTGTGCGCAAGTCATAGCCAGAACGCATCTCCCGGCCCGCACGCTCCCATGCTTCCTCGGCAATTTCCGTGAAGTCCAGATTAAAGAGTGTTGAGCCGGTGGTGGTCATCTAAATCCTGCCGTTTTCTTTGCAATAGTTTTTGGCTGGGCAACAAACTGTTTGCCTTTTGCCTTGCCTTCACGCTTGGCTTTGGTTGTAGCCGCATACTCTGCTGGAGTCAAAGACTTAATAGCCGCTTCAGGCAAATACCGCTCCCCCGTCTTACTTGACGGTTTACCAGACTTGGTGCGCCACTTTTGGTCGCCCCAATCCTTAAGCGATTTCTGAGGAGCTTTCAATCTCGGTAGCCTCCGCCAGCTTCTTTGTACTTCTTGGCTACAAGTTGGGCTTTACGTGCAGACCATTCGCCCGCACCAGTCCCATGAGTAGCCGCCGCCTTTACCTGCGACACGATTCGCTTACGCAAACCGGGTTTTGTGTAATTGCCAGCGGCATTAACTTTACCACCTTCAGCATATTGAGTGAAGTCGGTATCGTCGCGGCGTGCTTTACGCTTACCGCTGGGCATCTTAGAGGGAGACATGGCTCCCATACCGCGACTGGCGATCATGTCAGCACTTTCCGCCGTAGTTCATTTTAACCATGGTGCCTTTGGTTTTACCTTTGGTTGCAATACCATCAGCACGACGTGACGCAGAAGAAACTGAGCCACCCTTAGCGTATTTGTCGCCCATTTCGTTGGTGCTTTCACCAGAATCACGCTGACGTTTTACGCTTTGAGCGCGATCAACATCTTGTTTTAATTCTTTGTCAGCTTTTTCTGCGGCTTTTTTATCGCCTGTCATGGCGTGATACATTGATTTTGCACCATATTTTGCCGCATCAATAACACTAGGGCCCCTTGGATTTGTACCCAAAGTAGCTCCGCTAACAAGTGCGCCAGCAGGAGCCATTGCCACACCAGCGGCTTTTCGTCCTAGCTTACCAAATGTTGTATCAGGCTCTGGCATAGCTTCATCATAAGCTTTACCCGACAAACGAGAAAGCTCTGCATCAGACATGTCTTCAATTCGTTTTGCTTTTGGCATAATTAAATCCTTAGCAGGCGTAGCCGCCCTTGTTCATTTTAACCTGAGTGCCTTTGGTCTTACCACGTTGGGCGCAACCATCAGCGGCTTTTGTGTAACCACCAGAAGCCAACTTAGTCATGGGCTGACCTTTGTGCAAACGGCCTTCGTGTTTGTTCACAGCCTTCTGCATCATCTTCTTGTCCATCTTGACATCTTCATGAGCCATGCCGCCTTTGGCCATTTTGCCTTTACCGTCAGCCGCAAAGTCAGGAACCATCTTGTCGCCTTTTTTGACCATGGTCATACCACCGTCTGCGTACCCACCCATATTCATTTTTTTCATATCGCCACCTTTTGCAAATTTACGGCCTTCATCAGCCTTGGAAAATTCTTTTCCCACCGACTGTGGGACTCCTGCTTTCTTGGCGAACGATGGATTGTGAGCCACCGCTTCCATGAAATTGTGTTGCTTCTTGCTTACGCTTGGCATTACAAATACCTGCCTTTTGTTTTGCCACGTTGAGCAATACCGTCTGCACGTTTAGAGGCCGAAGAAACTTTGCCGCCTTTGGAAAATTCTTTAGTCCACGAAACTCCGGGAGTATTACCAACTCTAGCAGGGCCAACCCTGCCGCCAGCTAATGGCACGCTTAATTTATTCCGTAGACTATCCGGATTGCTATCGGATTTAGGTATTTTTTTAATTAACGGACGTTCACCAACTGTTTGCGGGGTGACATCGCCAGTTTTATTAAAACTAATGTCATCGGAAAAATCATCGGAAAAATCATCGTAAAAATAATCGTTACTCATGATTAATCACCCTTTTTGAATAAGCTGGTCAATTTTTGCTTCAAGCTTGTTAAAGCGTTGGTCAATGTGAGCAGTAATTCTGTCCACTTCTGCTTGAGTAACGTTATCACGGGCAACCTCCTCGCGAGTTTTGTTCAAAAGGATCGTGACACGAGCCAGCTCCCTGAACTTTTCATTCATCATATAGCCAAGCAAACCAATCACCAAGGATAGTATTGCTGACCATGCTGTATTTAGATCTAACATTTCCAAGCTCTAAGGGATTTGTTTATGCGTGAGTCTGGGTCTTTGGCGGTTTTGGCGGATGTCAGTTTCTTTTTCATCCCTTCCATCCTCGCACAGAAAGAGTCCTTGCGGGAGCCGCCTTCTGGCTGGGGCGGTTTCAAATTCATGCCTTGCTTTTTCGCGGAGGCGCGACCCTTGGCATTCAAGCCACCATTGGGATTCTTGCCTTCTTTTCTCTGCCATGCTGGACTCTTAGCCATTTACGACTTTCAATTTAGATTGGCGAATGTTTTCAATCAACGGCATCACCACATCTTCACGGAAGTTTCGCTCAAATGTTTCTTGACCAACGTGGGGCAAGCTGATGTCTACGTCAATGTGAACAGTAAAACCCATCTGGGTTGCGCGGTCGCAGAAAAGATAGTCTTCACCAACATACTTGCCATTCACAATAGCAAAGTCAAACACTGCTGACATTTTTTCGTCAGTGCTCTTGTTGTCGTATATCCACTCTGGATGAGCCGCAACCATCTTCTCAATAACGTGACGCTGGATCAACATGAATCCTGTGCCGACGCGAGTCACTCGCATCAACGATCCGTCAAACTCTAGGTTGCCGTTACCATCTAAATATAGGTCGGCAAAAAACTTACTGTCCTTTGCACGACGGGGATATGCGCCAGCGGTGATGTCCTTGTTCCCACTCTGCGCCATTAAGCGAAGAATGTCATCAGGTGTCACCACCACATCCGCATCAATAAACAATAACTCTGTTGCGTCCGACTTTAGGAATTCATTAACCAAGGCATTGCGTGCCATAGTAATGATTGAACAGTTGGACAAATCAGACAACAAGATAGAAATACCATGTTGCATAGCCATGGGCATTAACTGCGCCAGTGCAAATGCTGTCTTGATATTCAGCTTGCCGTCATACGCAGGGATGCCGATAAACAGCTTACGCCCTGACAGAGTTGCTTGTCTTGTTTCAGCCATAGAACACCACTGCCGTTAAACCAGCTCCGGTTGTAACAACCAAGCTTGTTTCACAAACTACGCCTTCTCCGGGAATCCAAATGTCATCCGAAGCTTGACCAGCTACTGTAAAAGTAAACAATGTTGTGTTGCCATCCTTAATGGCAATAGTAGAAGCGCCAGAAGAGCTATACCAAATACCTTTAAAGCGTGAACGACCACCGTAAACGGTAGTGGTTGCGCCAGCGGCACAGTCTTTGCCCTTAACGTCTGTCTGCATCATAATTAATCTCCTTGTTAATGGGGGCCGAAGCCCCCTAGATTAATTAAACTTGACCAGCGGCTTGGTACATTGTGCCGTCAGAGTTGCGAACAACGTAGTTAGCAACCAATACGCCAGCACCGTTTGTAGATGCGCCTTGAGACACGGTGTATGTCACCAACTTGTCGGTAGTACCTGTGTTTGACCACAATGTAGCGACAGCATCAGAAGCCACTGGAGAGAATGTAACCAGACCTGCGTCGGTCACAGTTGTAGCGCCAGTAATTGCTGTGCCATCCAAAGACAAAGTGATTGTCGTAGCGGCATCAAATGCGTCAACAGTGATGAATTGCAAGCTTACGATGCGTGAGCCAGCAGGCAAGCAGAATGCAGTTGCGGCATCAGCATCATTGTATGCAACAGCTTTGTCTTGAGAGACAATAGTTGCGCCAGTGTTGCGAGTTGTTGCGGCAGTTGTGCCAGTTGTGTAACGGCTGGTGCCAAGTAGCCAAGGGCCGAGGTGAGTAGCGATTCCCATGATAGGTTCCTTACATACAAGTGAAGTGTATCAATCGGTATGTCGTCTGCCGGGACAGTTTGATACACCGGAAAGCCCGGATTAATATGTTTATACCACTACGATAAATGTAATGCAATAAAAAAGGGAGCCGAAGCTCCCTCTTTTTTTTCGTCGATCAGGACGAACCGGGTGAACCAAAGATACCCAGTGGATCTGACACGCCGAAGCTGTAACGCTCACGGGCTTTGTAACGAACGTTACCTGTGTCAAAGTCACCGTCCATGCCAGTAGACATTGGGGTGCGAACGAAGTGTTTCAAACCGTTAGGTACGTCTGTCAACAGGAACCAAGCGTTGGTGTCTGTCAAGAAGTGGTTAACGGCATAGCCTTCAGGAATTGAACCGTTGTTCTTCAACGCATTGATGTCGTTGTCGGTTGTACCAACACGCAATTCTGTTTCCAGCAAACGTGTAGCAACGAACATCAGTGATGGAGGAACGATCAATTTCTTGGGCTTAGCGGCGATCAAAAGACCACGTTCGTCTGTCCAAGCGGCGATTTGAATAACAGCGTTTTCCAACGATGTTTCATTCAAGTCTGCGCCAGTTGTAGGACGGTTGCTGTTGGTGCCACCAGAAACCAAGGGGTGTGCTGTTGAGCACAATACTTGGCCGTCGCCGTATGTTGGGCCGCCGGTGAAGGCGTTGTTCAACACATAAGCGGCTTTGACCTGCTTGGTGTAAGCCATACCGCGAGCCAAAGCTTTGGTATAGCGTGAAGACAAGCTGTCATACAAGTTATCTTCCACAGCTTCCTCAGTGATGGAGAAGCCCATCGCAATGGTTTCGTGGGTGTAACGTGCAGTCCATGCTTCTTGTGCGGCGTCATAAGCGATGGATGAACCCTCGGCCTTGACTGGCGCGGCTGAGAAGCCTGACAGTTTGGTTTCTTCTTCGAAGCTACGCTCTGATGTCTCAGTTTCGTAGATCTCTTTGTGCTCTTCGCCGTATTTAGCGTACTCCAAACCGAACAATGCGTTCAAGCCGGGGAGCAACTCTTTAAGTAGCTGTGCGCGTGAAATAGCCATGGTAAGTTACTCCTTAGATACCTTCAGTATTGTTATACTGATTGGTGTTGAACTTTACGATGAACTCGTAATAAGTTGTTGCGGCAACGTTTGCATTACCGGTCGCTGTGTCAGGCACAACGTCGATCACGCGAACAGGAAGGGTTGCTGTAGTAGCGGCAGAAGAACCGTCGATACCGTAAGCAGAGTCACCAGTGGTGGTGGAACCAGCACCTGCAACCAAAGCAACGTTAGAACCAACCAACGCACGGGTATAAGCCGTAGGAGTGGTGGAACCAGCAACTGTAGCGCAGACACGGAATGCCGCCATAGGATCATCCACAACGAAAGCAAAAGCCATCTGTGTGGAAGTTGAGACTGCCGCAGGATAGTACTGGCTAAACGTAGGCTGGCTCAAAGAGTTGATGTAAGAACAACCAACCAACACGCCAGCAATCTTACCGGAATCGGTAGTGTTTGCCGCGACGATGTAGCCGCTAGTGTTAATCTGGACGGTATCACCATTCAGAATAGCAGTAGCGTAGGCTGGCGCGATTGGGATTTGACGGATCGCTCCGGCGTAAGGCAGGCCGTCAATGCGATTGACAGGCTTAAAGCCGTACGTCTTGTCAATGGTAGGGTATGCCATCTATAGACTCCAAAAAAGTTTACTGACCTTTACCGAAAGTAACCGTGGACTTACGTTCTTTGAACATAGGCATCCGTGGGTCATTTTCGCGCATGTAAGTGTTATCTACCGAAGCCATCTGCGCCTCCGCCTGCTGGCGATAGTACGCATCACGCTGTTGTGTAAATTCCACAGGTGTTTTGCAAAGCAACAAACCGCCTACTTCCACACAGTCTGGGAACTTCGCATTGGAAGAACCAAACAAGCGGATCTCGGGATGGTCTGCGGCCCTGACGGGTTCCCAGCCTTCGCGTAGTTTTCCGGAAATGTTAGTGGCGTCGTCTTTACCCAGCGAGCTAATCCTGATCCAGCGATAAGCGTAGCCCGGCTCCGGTGTGGGGTCGGGCAAAAGCTGTGGCGGCATCCATTGTTTTGGACGCTCCAACTTTTCGCGTGTATCAAGTTCGCGTGGCGTGCGTGCAGTCTTTTCCATTTTCATTTCCTCATTTCTTCAGCAACCTTACGGGCGTACAGCTCCAATGGAACTCCCAACCGCTTGGCGAGATTCACCTGTGTCTGCGTCAGCACGATCTTTTTAGGCGCGGTGCTACGGGTTGCAGGTGCAACGTTGTTGGATTTAGTGCGCTGAGGTTTAGCATCAACGGACTCTTCGGCTCCAAACTGTTCCGAGAATCTTTCCTTCATGTCAGCGTCGATACGTTTGTAGTATTCGTCACTGCCACTAGGTATTCCTTCGCTTACCAAGTCTTCATGAACGCCTAAAGCATAAGCAGTCATGCGCTTGTTGGTTCCAAACCACTGGTTTCTTTCTTGCCAAGCAAGTAGTTTTTCATCAACTGGCGCCGCCTTGGTAGGCTGTGGCTCGATTTGTACAGGAGTTTCATCAACCTGTAAAGGGGTCGGCTTAAAATTGTTTACTTTATCAGCACGGATCTTCGCATTTGTAAGCGCTTCTTGTGCTTCTAGTAGCTTTTCAGAGTCGCCAGATTCATAAGCTTCCTTATATAGACGCTTTGCATCTTCAACTTCACTCTGAATAACCCGCTTTGCTTGCTCTAAAAGCGCACTTTGACCCTGATTTACAGAGCCTTTTAAGCGTTTATTCTCCTCAGCAACGGCCTTGGCAAAGCGTAAAGCCTCTTCTTTTTCACGTTCAGCCGCCTCTTTTGCGCGTCTTTCCTCGTGATAGCCCTTGCTAAAGTGTTTAATTCGCTTCTGTACGCTCTCGTCGTACTTGGCCAGCTCGTCCTCTGGTACATCCTTAGGGGGATTTTCCATCGGAGTACGGTTGCGATCTTCCTCTGGGGTGTCGTCAACTATTTCAATTTCGGGCTCCTGCTCGGGCTCAACCATCTTCCCGCCCTTACGGGGGTTTTCGGCGGCCTCATCAGGAAACTCAAATTCTGTTTTTTCAATTTCAGCCATGATTTACTCCTTACATTGGGCGTTGGATACCACGGGGGTCTTGCACAACAGCTTGCACTGAGTCGTCGTTAATCAGTCGCCACTCTGTCCCGTGAATTTTCATGCGGGTTCCAGTGTTGGGTCTAACCAACACAAAGTCACCAACTTTGCATGACGGGCCAGATGGGAATCGGGCTGGGTCTTTGAAGGCATCGGGGCCAATCTTTGCAACGAATAGAACGGGGGAGAGAAGCTCCTCGTTGTACATCATTTGCGCAGACTTCACGATACCAGATTCACTAAGTTCCTCTTCCGCCTTGGGCAACATACACAGCAAGTGGTACGTAGCGGGATCGGGTACTTGTTTGGCTTTCTCTTCAGCGGAGGTATTCAGCACCGCGCTTAGATCAACCGCACTGACATCAAATTCAGTCATCTTCATATTCCTTAAGTTTTCGCACGAGGTCAGCAAGTTCATATTGTGCGGTTTGCAGACCCCGGATATTTCCGCACAATTCTTTGTAGTGATCGTAGGATTTAGCTCCACCATCACTGACAACCTGTTTCAAACTCTCTATTTGGTCTTTGAACTTGCCATCAAGAACTTCAAATAGTTTCATTTCCATTACTCACCCCTTTGCGAACGCGACATTTGCAAGGCCGCTTTGACCTGTGCCGCTTCTTCCGCTTGGTTTAGTTTCTGCTGATGAATCTGTTGAGATTGCGCCAGCTCCATTTGGTGACGTTGCAACTGTTGTGCAAGTTCCTGCTGATGACGTTGAGCAATCATCTCAGGTGTTTCACCCATTTTTGCTTGCATCTCTTGGGCCTTGAGTTGCAATTCCTGCGCCTTAAGTTGCAGTTCGCCCTGCACCTTCTGCGCTCTGATCTGTGTTTCCTGTTGCTTAATTTGCAATTCAGCTTGTTGCATCTGGACAATAGGATCTTGTGCTTGTTGCTGTGCCTGTTTCTGCGCCGCTTCACCTTGGTGGATCTGCGTCAACTGTGTGGCCGCTTGCGCAACCAGCTTTGACAACTGCACTTCTACTTCCTCTGGCATCTCTGTATTTGGAGCCGGTAATGTAGCACCTAAACGCTTCTCCAACTGGACGCGATACTGGAATGCAACGTGCTCTGCAATGTGAGCCATGATTGCACCCTGCATCTGCTGGGCCATTGGGTTTTGACCAATCTGCCCCATCACCATTGGGTCTTGCAACATAGAAGTATGTGTAGCAATGTGTGCATCGTGGTCTTGGTAGATAAACGCTTTAGTTGGCTTACCAGTCAAGAAAGCCATGTTCTCAGACACTGGGTCGCGAGGCGTCATGTCGTCTTCAACTGGGACTAACTTCGCCGCATTCTTAATGCCTAAAACTTCAATCATCTGACGGTGCAACACTGGCAAGTCATAGATCTGTGGCGCGCCTTGAGCCAACTGAATGACCGCCTGATACTGCATGATGCGCTGAGCCATCGTTGCAGAGTTAGGATCAGACACCGGAATAACTGACACCATATCGTAGTCAGCTTGCTTAGCCTTACGATCACCTTCAACTGGGTCAAAGCTGTAGTCTTCTGGCGTGTAATCACGAATGATGTCACGCAACAACTTAAACTCTTGACGCATTGAGTAGTGAATACGCGCCTGCACCGCAGACATCGTTTTCAACTGTCGTTCAAGCAGAGCCAACGTTGTACCGACTGGTGCATTGGCCGACATATCACTGATGTTCATGTCAGCAATCGAGCCAAGGCGACGGCCTTCGTCAGTAATCTGGTTTAACAGCGCAAGCAGAACCTGAGATGGCTCTTTATATGGAAGCGGCATGATGTTATCGCGCACCGCTCCGCTAGGAACGTCAACATCACGGAATTCTCCGGGCTGAATTGGTGTGTCATCACCTTTAATTCTCAAGCCACGAGCTTTCAAGCCGCCGGGCAAATTAGACAACGTACCGGCATCCACCAACTGGCGAATAAGTGACGTACCTGCACGGGCATAACCACCAATCAGGTGAATCAAACCTAAACCATACGCGCCGAAACCGGGAACGTAGGTGTATTGGACAAAGTGGTCGCGCTTTAACTTTTGCTGGTCGTCTGGATTCCAGTTTCTACGCACGGCCAACACTTTATTTGTGCCGCGATCAATCGTAATGACGTAAGGAAGCGCAATTCCATCTTCATCTTCAAAGCCGGGCAGGTCATAGTCGGCATGAATCTCCAAAATTTGGTAGCGATCATCGTCCGTCAGGCTATAACCTTGATCTTCCGCCTTCTTTTTCTCCACATCCGTGTGAATATTCTGTGGCTCGCCCAGTTCTACGTCCACATAAAAGCCAGAAACCTGCAATTTGCGGATTTCATTCTTGGTTTTACGCATGATGTGCGTAACACGCTCAGAATTTTTAAGGCTAGAAGCGCCGTAAGGGATGATGATGTCTTCTGCTGGGATGAAAACAGCAATCTGACGGTTCAAACTTGGGTCAAAGTAGACCTTCTTGAACGCCGCGCCAGCTAAACCAAGTGAGTAAAGCATTCTTTCATGCTCTGGACGGTACTCCGTCATCACTTCGGTCAACTGATAGTTCATGTCATCACGAACTCTCTCCGCCGCCTGCTCTTTAAGCTTATCAATAGCCCCAATAATTTCCGTCTTGACTGGGCCTTGCGCTGGAAAAGTCTCAATAATAGTTTCACTCTGGAAACGAACAGCGGCCTCTGTAAGTACTGTAGAAAAAACACCGCAGGCACCAAGCCAAGGTTCCGTTCTTTCTTCGTACTTCATCCCCAGTACGTCCAGACCCTTGACATACATTTCCACCCAGTCTTTGCGGGAGTTAATGTCGGTGTCAACCATCTCAACCAAGTCGCTGGCCAACTTCTGTAAGTCGCCTTCACTCATTACCTCGGCCAAGTTTTCATCAAACTCGCCTTCCGGTTCTTCCGGCATCAGGTCAATTTCCATCCCATCAATGCCCACACGAACACCTTCAGGGTTTTCAATTTCAATTTCAATGGCTGGGGTTTCGTCTAATTCAACACCCTGCAAACCCATCGGTGCTTGGCTAAGTGATTGCTCGATACTCATGTTTGGCCTTAATAGTAACTATGCTTCCTGCGGAAACTCTGTAGCTCCTCGCGCTCATCAGAATCAAGACGCAAGAAACCCCCCTGTCTAAATCGCATCAACGCTTGGGTGCTGGAGTCAACCAAGTCATCGTGATCCCCATTAGGGAAAGCCGCCATCTGTTCAATGACCTCGCTCGCCCACCTAGTTTCAGGTGCCCACACTTTACCACTACTGAATAAATCAGTCACCGAATTTAAGCGAACAAACTTGTCATTCCCCCTCACCGGCGTGTAGTCCTGCACCATCACACCCATCGCCCTCAACTCAAAGATGAGCGGCGCACCAGCCGCCTTCGCTTCAATAATACAAGCATCCGGCTCCCACTCCTTATAGTGACTCAGCGCCTTCTCCTTCAACTCAGGAAACTCCATCCGTTTCTGGAACGCATCTAATAGAATCACATTAATATCATTAGGATCATCGTTCAAATGAAAAACACCCCAAGTCGTACAAGCCGAATAGTCTGACCGCTCGTTCTTAGTAAACGCCGTATCCCAACTCTGGATAATAAATTCACACTGCGGCGGCCTCTCAGGTTTCCAAACCTTCCACCACTCCCTCTTTACTAGCGCACCTTCCTCACCAGTCGGAGCCTGCTGATACTGGGCGTTCCATTTAATCGGGGGAAGCTCTTCACGTAGAGCCGACAATTCCTTAAACGACCAAAACTCAGGCCATAGTGGGTTCCCACTAGGAAGAATAGCGGGAAACTCAATGATCTCCCATTCATCCAAAGAGTCCCGCATCGCGGCGTCTTTCATCACACGGCCAGTCAGATCCTTCTCCGCCCACCGTGTCATCACTATCACAATAGATCCACCCGGCTGTAAACGCTGACGAGGGCCAGATGTATACCACTCATAAACTCTATCAAAAACCGTAGGATCCCCAGAAGCTAAAGCCGCCTCCTGTTCAGAATGGGGATCGTCAATAATTAAAAGATCCGCACCCTTACCCGTAACCGTACCGCCCACACCAATAGCGAAGTACTCCCCGTTCTGATTAGTCGCCCACCGACCAGCGGCCTTACTATCCTGCCTCAAAGCCACATCAGGAAAAACGTTGGCGTACTGTTCACTGTCTACAAGGTTCCTCACCTTCCGGCCAAAACCAACAGCAAGGTCAGCGGTGTTCGAACACTGGATGATCTTCTTATTAGGAAACTTCCCCAAAAACCACGACGGCAACAGATAAGAAGCAAACTCAGACTTAGTATGACGAGGCGGCATATTAATAATCAACCGCTTCAACTTCCCAGAAGCTATGTCCTCAAACTTCTTGGCCATGATCGCGTGATGTCTCCCAGCCACAAACCCCGGCCACATCATCTTGATATAAGAAATAAACGAAGCCTGCGCCGTCTCCCGATCCAACGCCCGCCTATATTCCTCCAACTCAGCCAGCAATACCTCCTGCTCTGCAACAGGTAGGTTCTCTAGCAACTTATCTATTTCATTCATTAGGGTTTATACCTATGTGTCCTGCAACGTTGCAGCCTTTTGATGAGAATTGAATACTTTAGTTTCTTAGAAACCAGCCTGCGGAGCGACGTTTTTTATTTTATTAGCCACATCGCAACGTTTACCAAACCCAAAATCCCGCAGAAAAGGTAAACATACGCCAGCCATGGTGGACATGTAATTTGATTTTTGATGTGTAGCTTTTTCATTCTAGTGTCCTAAAGTTTATGTATACCGGTCTAATAGTACGTCCCTTACCAGCCTGCTTCTTTAAAACCCCCAACTCACATAACCGATTCACTATCTTCATCGTATTGGCCAAGGACGTAGTCCCACGTTGATAAGCAATATCCCTCAGAGATGGACTAAACCCAAACTCCTTCCACCACTCATCCACAATCAAAAATACTTCCCTCTGTACCTTAGTCATATCCTTACTCCAACACTCCTCAAACGTTGGCAACACCCGGGGCGCTACCATTTTCCGATTTATATATACCTCCCCCCATTTCATTTTTCATCTCCTACCGGGGGGTCATCCTGTGGGAAGGGGGTGGGGTCGTCTTGATCCGATAAATTATCAGATGCTTTGTGTGGAATAGTATGTAACTGTGAGTGGGACTCCTCCTGCGTGTGCGTGGGGGTCGGGGATGGGTGGGGTTCGCTCACCTCCGTTTTTCCACTCAGCTCCGCCATCAGCGAGTCAGTCTCAATCATCACCGCATCGGTCGCGTTTGCTTTCATCATGTCACGCAGTCTGGCCATTAATTGCGTCTTGGTGTCCTCACTGCTTTTGATCGTGCGTATCTCTTTCCGCTCAGTAAATGCGGCCACTTCTGTGACAGTGCCCAACGTTTTAGCGGCGGCCACTTTGACCGAGTCTTTCGCCTCTGGGTCAATCATTGTTTGCACCAACGTTTGAATGACTAAAGCACGCAAAGCCGCAGGGGTTTGATATTCCTGAGCCTGAATTGCCTGTTCCATGGCTTCAATGGTTTGTGCAATGCTAGGTTTTGCCCTTAGCTTACTCGCCTCGACCGCGACTGACTTTGGCTTTGCCTTACTGTTATATGCGCGTCTGTATGCTTCTGCACCTGTTTGACCCATGGCGACTTCTTTACAAAATGTTTTTTGTTTGTGTGTTAGCGCCTTATCGGAAACGCCAAGTATGGTACTCATGGGGATTTGTTCTATCCCCTGTTTGATTTGTGCTCTGGTTAGTTTCATGGGTTGTGATTCTAGGGTAACAACATAGAAAACTGCAAGCCTTCGGCAATAAACCCGCGCCCGTTCTGGCCAATGTGTTGCAACGTTGCAGGACATCTAAGGGTTTCCCCTAATGAAAATAATTGATTAAGTGCAATAAATCGCAGAAAAGTGTGATATTGTCGGGGCTCACTGATTGACCAGTGACCAACCTTAGGAGAGCAACCAATGAGCTACAACTTCACAATCACTCTGCACCCATGGGGCAACTCACCAGAATTTGGCAATGTACAGATTGACGAGGGCGCACTGTACGGCGCATGGGATCACAAAGACGGCATGGAGGGAGGCGGCTTATGGTTTGAACGCCTGACCGATGGCCGCTTAGACCTTACCGACTATGACGGGGGCTTCACACTTCCCAAGGCCGTGATTAAAGCTCTCCGCGAAGCAGGCATCAACATTGACGAAATTTTCGAGTAAAGGAGCAACCACCATGAACACCTACGAACTAAGCCGCACCATCGCAAGCAACCCTAAAGCCCTCGGGCTTTGCTCGGATGAAATCCTCATCATTCGAGCCGCTCACCGCGCAACAGGTGCAAGCTACGGCCAATGCCTGCTTGAACTCATCGCCGAAGAATGGGACTTGGGCGAAGCCTGCCGCAACATTTGCAACACTCAAACAGCTTAAAGGAGAAACCATCATGCTACTAATTGCCAAAAAATCAGCCGTTGAAATTTGGGCGCAGTTCGACCAATCCGCGCAAGTCTATGAATTGTTTTTCGACCGCGAGGGCGAAGCCTTCACAGGCTGGGCGGTTGACTCGCTCAAAGATGCAAAGCACGTAGCCCCGCAAATCATTGAAGAAAAATTATTCAACTGAACCGATGCCCCCTCGGGGGCTTACCAAGGAGAAACCACCATGCAACAGACGCTGACCGTTCGCGCCCGTGACGTTTACGGGGTCAAAACCTACTACCCCGCAGACGATACCGCTCGCGCTTTTGCCCGCATCGCAGGCACCAAGACGCTAACACTGGCAACCATCCGCGAAGCCCAGAAACTGGGTTACATCATTGAGCAAGCACGCGAAGAATTCGCCATCTAAGGAGCAGACACCATGACACCGGAAATTTACACTTTCACGATGGCGACTCATTTTGTGGGCGCGATTATCAACGGCGATGACTCAGGCTTAACCGATGAGGACTGCGCCCAGCTTCGCGCCTTCGAGCAAGACCTACCAACGCATTACCACTACAAAGCTAAAAAGGTCGGCATTTGGGACGTTATCGACCACGGCGACAACTTCGCACGTTGTGAGGTCTGCGACCTTCACGCTGACTGCGCCACCCTCACCCTGACTTTTATCTAAGGAGCAAACACCATGATTACCCCAAACGACTTTACCCGCATTAAAAACGATGTAAACGGCAACCCCCGCTATGTTTGCCACTTCCTGAACTTAGACGTTCACGGCTACCAGTCCAACATTGGATTGTCCGACCGCTACGCTATCGCGTGCAGACTGGCGAACACAATCGGCGGGCGCAAATACCACAATAAAAGTTATGGCGGCGGAATCGTTTTCCAGTGCTACAACTTGCACCAGCTTTGCGACCGCATAAACGAATTGACCAACAAACAAGAGGTGACAGCATGACCGATTTTGTAACCTGCCCACACTGCGAAGAAGTGACCAACATTGGAGGGCTTATCGGCGAGCATACCAACAACTGCCCCCGATGCGGCGGCCAATTATTGGCAAAGCCGCTCGAATGGCAAGCCCTCTGGGATGCAATGGAAGCAAACCCCAACGACTGGACACCCACCACAGAAAAAATGTTCTGGGAAATGTTGGAAGTGCTACCACCCCGCGCACATAATGGCCGCGCATTTTTGGTGGGTGAAGCACTGCGCCACAATGAAAACGGCCACGCCGTGCACGCTTGTTTCAGGCAATCCGGCGAGGACTACTACGCAAAAAATATGACAGTCCAACAATTCAGGGAGATTACAGCATGACTCACCCAGTACACGCACCAGCCGCAACGCCTTGGGCAATCGTTGATAACTTGGACGGCCACAGCATAGGCTACCGCGCCATCGTTGACGCTGACGGGTTTACAGTTTGCAACCCCTCGCCCATGGGCGAAGCAAACGCCCGCCTAATCTCAGCCGCGCCCGACCTACTCGAAGCCCTATGCACAGCCCTTCCATTTGTGGAAGATCACGAAGAGAGCAACATTTACAAGGCCGGAGCAGTGGCCAAAGCCCTACGCACAATCCGAGCCGCCATTGAGAAGGCCGAAGCATGATCTACACAGAAGCCCAGATTATCCGCAAAGGGTACAGTTACGAACGCTCACCCAACTACAACGCCGCGCGACAGTTGCACGAATGGCTAAAGACGGCCATCAGCCGCTACCCAGAACACAAGGCCGAGATTCTCCGACTCTGGGACGCTGGCCGCGCAGAAGGCCGCGCACGATAAGAGCACGCACAGGCAAAAAACGCTTGACAGGCAAAAATATACCTGATAGATAGACCATTCACACAACACACAGGAGAGCAAACAATGTACGAAGTGATTGAATCTAAACGCTGGAAACACACGGACGGACGCACCGCCTCACTTTATGGTGCAGTGCCGTACCTCAACGATGGCGACCGCGAGGCATGGACGCTGGAAATTGTCGGTTTTACTGTACGCAACAACAAAACCGAAGCCGTGGGCATTGGCCGCGCACCATGGAAAACACAGGCCGAAGCACAAGCATGGGTTAACACACAGGAGCAAACAAAATGAACGACTACCAAGCAAACGGATTCGCAAACCGCAGGGCTTACCTTGAGAGCCTCTGCGAAGAATACGACCGCACCATCGTTTTCGCACTGGCTGGCGTGCTCGGCCCGAGTGAAGATTTTGACGGCTTGATAACCACACTGGAGGATTACGCCGAAGAATATTGAGACTGTCACACCTGAAGCCTCGCGGGTCGGGGCTTTGGGTGGAATAGTCCACACACAGGAGAAAACGCAATGCTACAACTTGAAAAATTTAACGTGAGAATCGTCAACAAGGGCGACCGCTATGGCCGCGCCGACTGCTTGACGCATGACGAAGATCAACCGATGGTCGAATTTTATGACCGCCGATATGACCACGCCGACAGCATGGGTCGCGGCCAGTTTGTCAGCCGCTACTACGTCAGCACACTACTGGAGGGCGAGAATCGTGGCCTTTGCTTGGATGGTGGCAACGCCAACGAATGGTCAATTTCAGCCGATGGCATGGCCATTGTCCGCGCATACCTCAGAGCACAAGAGCAGACAGCATGACACCCGAGCAAATCAACGAACAATTATTTGATGCCTGCTTGGAAGCACTGGCACTTTTTAACGACTACCCTGAGTGCTACAAATCAATCGGCACGTACCAAGTGCTGAACATAGCCATAAACAACGCACTCAGAGCACAGGAGCAGACAGCATGAAAACCTACAAAGTGATGGCGCAATACACAACCTACGTCTATACGTTTGTCGAAGCAGAAAGCGATGAGCAAGCATGGGAGGCCGCTATTAATTTAGACGGTGGCGACTTTAAAGACTCAGGCTTTGGAGACTGGGACGTTTATTCAGTTAAAGCACAGGAGCAAACAGCATGAAATACAAAATTTATGAACGCTTTTACCGAACCTACGAAATTGAGGCCGATTCATTCGAGGATGCAAAAGCAAAATGTTGCGATGAAATTTTCGAAGGTGATGAATTTTTTGACCAGATCGCATTTATTCAAGACGAAAACGGCAACGAACAAATCTACTCATGAAGGGGGAATTAAATGAAAACATTAACCAAAGCACAGATAAACGCACTGGCACACGCGATAGAACTTGCCCGCTATTTTGTGGAAGAACACGAGGGCGGCATCAGTGACGAGCAGTGGCAAGCCGACAAGAAAACCTACGAGACAGCCTTAAAAATTGTGCAACGACTGGAGGCAGTATGACCGAAGAACTTACACACATGGAATGGGCTTTCCTAGATTCTTACCGAATGAACTGCGCCGCCGTACCCCGATTAACTGTAATTAAATTCCTGCAAATGGAGCGAGCAGGCATTGACCACGATGTCATTGACGATGAGCTTTCAATGGGCGATTACACATCAGTGTGTGACGCATGGCTTATCTGGAAAGATGGAATCAACTACGCAAGGAGCGCAAAATGAAACCCTATGAAGTAATTATCAGAGCCATCGTTGTGAAATCCATTCGGGTGTTAGCCGATACACAGGAGGAGGCCATCGAGTCAGCACACGACCTATTTACCACCGAGTGCGAAGGCGATGAGCTACGCTACGAACAAGAGACAGTCGAAGTATTACAACCAGAATCATTGACAAGGGACTAACATGGACAACCTAAACGACACAACACGAAGCTATCCACGCACACTGAACGAGGCATTTCCCAACTCGCCAGAGTATGCACAGGCAATCGAGCACTACCCGCAAGGATCTGGCTTGTTTGAATTTGTCCTGCTACTGATTGGCTTTGCTATGCTGGCCGCGCTTATCGGCGTGTTCCTATGAAGTACAGAGTAAGACTCCAAAGGACTTACGAATTTGAGATGGAGCTGGACGCAGAATCTAAAGAGGAGATAATGCGCCTAGTCCTATCAGACCACGACACAACCGAAGCACACTCAACAAAGATTGTCAGCATCAATGAAGAAACAAGCACTGTTCGCGATCTTTTTGCATGAGATGGACGATGGCACTGTCTATGTCACATCCGATATTGTCGGTGAAGGCGATAACGTTTTTGACATAGGCAGTGACATACTTCAAAGCCTGAAACTCATGAGCCAGCTTGACGACAACGTGCACATGGTCAAGCCGCAAGTCTCACAATACTTTCAATAAACTCTGGCCAAAGGCGAACGTTCCCATTCTCTGGTGGGCGTCATTCGCATCCTCTCCAAGCACAGGAGACATCCAGTAAGGCCAGCCAATCTCCTTGGCCACCCTCTCCCCCGTACCACTTGCATCATTGTCGGCCACCACTATCCCGCCATCCAAAGTGTCGGCCACCTTTTTCATGTTGCCCGCGCTGAAGCACACATGGATGGTGTATCTCCGCTTGAACTGGGTGAGTGCCGCTTGGATAGATAACGCAGTGGCGTACCCTTCGCACAGAATATGCATACCCTTGTTATTGATGGTCATCGTTGCGCCACTGGTACGCTGGCCGTATAGAAACTTCTTTCCCCCGTCCTCGTCAATCATCTGGCAACCTACCAAGTGGTCGCCTACACGCATTGGAATGACTAGGAACTGACGCTTCTCATTGACCCAGACATTGCCCTCGCCATCTTGGAATCCCTTGCGCTTGAGATACGGGTGACGGGCAAGCTCGCACTGACCTAGGATGTGAGCCGCCTTATGCACAGCCGCCATCTGATCCGCCTTGCGTCTATCCTCAGCCGCCCTCACATCACGGGCAATACGCACATGGTCAATCTTGATGGGTTCGTCTGGTTTCCACACGGACACCTCAGTATTGGTGGCATGGTTCTGCACAAACCCAACATCGCCCATGAACTTGACTGCACCATTGCGCTTGGTCGGGTGATCCTCGGTCGGATACCTGCGCCATACACCGATTGGCGGGACACGATCAATCAATATCCCATGAGCACGACAGAATGAAATGAATTCCATTACCGCATCCTCCTGATCTGACGCACATACCGATTGATACCAGCCTGAACGAACTTAGCTACCTCATTGGTCGGCATCTTGGGTTCGTCTGATAGACCTCTTGGCCAAACACCGAACTTGTCTTTGTACACATGAGCCGCTCGCCCATTAGACCAGCCATTGACTTGGACGTACCACTGAAGCATTGACCACCAGTCCTGCTTGATGTCTCTGGTCGCCATGTTTGCACCCAGCTCCACCATTTCGCCCTCGACCTCGGCAATCTTATTCTTACGCTCACGCACATGACCGCAGTTGACGCACGAGTCCAGCCGTGGCGGGAAGTAAGCCTCACACTGGGGACACTTGCACTCTTTCTTTTCCTTCTCGCTCGGCTCAGTCTTGGCCTTCTCTTTCCCGTCATCCAACTCATGCACACCGTTCTCGAACACCTCGTCCCAGTCCTCACGGAAGCGCAGATAGTTACCCGAATGGTCGAGCCAGACGGCAAACTCTTTGGTCGGATGGCCACGCATGATGCGCCCCATCTGTTGGATATGGGAGGACAATGACTTGGTGAACGGACGGGCAGAGATACCGATCAGCACATCGGGAACGTCAAAGCCTTTGGTCAGGATGTCAGTGGCGATCAGGCCATGAATCTCTGTGTCCGGCTTGGAGAAATCCTCGATGGCCGCACGCTTGAACTCATCGTCATCTCGGTAGCTGATACTCACGAAGTTAAAACCAGCCTTGGCAAACTCTTGGGATAAGTGAGTGCCATGCTCGACACCAGAACAGAACACGATGGTCTTGACTGGCTTACCGAATATCTCATTTGTCTTGGCCACCCATGTAGCAACGATGTCTCCCGTGATCTTGATGCCGCGCTCGGTGGTTTCTTTCTGTGACCACTCGCCCGCCACCTTCTTAGCACCGGTCATGTCAATCTCCTTGGAGATAAACACACGCAGGGGAACAAGCATCTTCTGCTCGACTAACTGCTTGGTGGTGATGGTAGAGATAACGTTCTCATACACACGGCCAAGCCCCTTGGTGAAGGGCGTAGCTGTCAGGCCAATGACTCTGACCTCTGGGTTGGCACGAATAAAGTCAACCGTTGCGTTCCTAGTCTGGTGACATTCGTCAACAATCATCAGGTTTAATCCCGGAAACTCACCCCTACTTTCCAACGTTTGCGCTGAACAAACTTGGATGTTTTCGAAAGGCCGATCCCGCCAGTGCCCTGCCTGAAGCACACCGTGGTCGATGTCGTACTTGTCTAGGCGTAGGCTGGTCTGGTCGCACAAGATAATCCTGTCAACGATCATCGCACCCTTGTTACCTTTTTTCTTTGTGGCTTCGAGTAAGGCAATCGCCATCTCAGTTTTGCCCGCTCCCGTAGGGGCATACAGAATCTGCCTACGCAGACCCGATGCAAACCCCTTACGCAAAGCCTCTAGTGTTTCGGACTGATACGCCCGTAGTTCTAATCCCATGTTACCTCCACTGCCAGCACACAAGCCTGCTGGCTTAGGCTATCTTCACTTCTTAAGTTGACGTTGCATTGCCGCGATCTGCTTCTTGAGCTGGCCGTTCTCGGTCTGGTAGGAATTGCGTGTCACCTTAATAGCATCCAGCTCTGCCTCAAGCACACGGATGCGCTCGCGTAACTCAGCTATGACCGTGGCCGCTTGCTTCTTGTCATCGGCTGTGCCATCCATCTTCTTGACGGCAAGCTCATCCTTCAGCTTCTCGTTCTCTGCCGCCAGTGACTGGATCATCTCGTCCTTGGGGTCGTACTTGAACTCGTCCTCCTCCTTGGATTTGAGTGGCTCAGCTTTGGTGTTGATGGCAGTGCCGGACTTACGCTCGAACACCTTCTTGCCCATCTTGTACTTGACTGTCTCGGTCTTGATGCCTCGCTCCGCCTTGATCTGACGCACGAACTCAGCCGATACACGGCAAGCCTTGGCAATCTCAACGTTGCTCCAGAACTGCCACTCGAAGTCATCCAGCATGTCGTTCACACACTTACGCTTGGTAGCGTTTGATCTGTGCAAACCGTTGTCTGCGTTCGCTCCCTTGGAGTAAAGGATGGCGTCCCGTAGCGTGCCTGTTACAACGTTGCAGGACATGGACGTTTTGCCCAGCTTCTTGGTAGCAAAGTACCGGTGGAAACCATCGGCCAGATAGTACTCAAGGCCGTTGAAGTACACGGTTACATCGGGAAACTTGTCCCCGCGATCCATTGCCTCGGCATAGGTGTTGATTGTGTCTTGGTCAATGATGTCACGTGACTGTGTGCCGCCGTCTATGCGGATGACGTTGATGTTTAGGATGCTCATTGATTACCCTTCAAAGTCCAGCCCAACTGGAAGTAATGCCACTTGGTTTGGATGTTGGGATTTGTGTAGCGTTTGCCGTTCCACAATCCTGCTACGTCCTTTGACTTCGTTGCCATGAAGCTCTCGAAGATTTGTCTTGCGTCTTTCATTCTCTGCCTTTCCAAAAATTAACTTCCTTCTGATAGTGGACGATCAAGTCCTCTAGCATCTCGATATATTTCACATGCCAAGCTAGCTTGTCCCGCATTTCTTTCAGCGATGTTGCTTCAGATTCGGACGAGATATTCTGTGCGCCCAACATGCCGCGCAAAACCATTTCGTTTGATTCATCTGTATTCCCCCCTCGGGTGGCCTCATTACGTTGCATTTATCACACTCCTTATATTGATGTACTGGTTGCTTGCTTCCAAGTTCTAACTGTCTATTCACGAACCCATTCACTTTGTAATCCTTGATGGTTTGATTGCTTGAATAATGAATCTGAATGATTCCTTGTCGTCATCCACCATCTTGATTTCAAAGTCATCCTTGAAGATGAACCTGAAGTCAGACATGGAATTCTTACCAACGTTGTGGGTGTAGTGAGGCTGGCTCAAGAACACCAACTGCTCCGCCTGCATGACCCTCGTGTGGCTTGGGTCGCCGTATGCCCAGACCGAATGGCGCGATGGACACGTAGCCAATAGATGGCCTTCAGGTTTAAGAATCCGGTACAGCTCAGAGAACAGAGCGAAGAATGCTTTGTAGTCACCCTGAGAACCAAGGTGTTCCAGCACTTCGTACGCATGGATCTCATCGAACGTGTTGGGTTTGAACGGCAGGGGTAGATTGTTCAAGTCCCAATACACATCGGGGTTGTGGTCTGCGTTGTAGTCCAGTGTAGTCAGATCATCCCAGAGATAGTTGTTATCGCAGGTCATCCGCTTCTCGCGGCTTGATCCGCAACCGATCATCAACTCTTTCTTCATCGCTTCATCATCCTTACGTAAGTGGCAAAACTCTGTGCCGTATCACCAAACGGTGCCATCTTGTCAAACTCTTGGGCTACTTCCTCTAGCGTTTGGTTGCGAATAATGTTTTGGTAGTTGTGCTCCCTGTCCATGGCCTTGTTCCTTGAGGAAACATAGTCTTGAATGTCATCGTCATCTTCTTTCATGATCCCTTCCCCATCTTTCTTGCTTGGTGAATTTGGTGCATCTGGCACTTCTTACATACACGCGACTGCACCATGGCAAAATCGGTATCCGGCTCGCGCTCCCATATTCCCCACTTATGCTGGCAGTCACCAAAAAAGCGGTCGAACAACCAAACAAAACCACATACACCGGCAATAAGTACTGGCCCCAAAAGCATTAACCAAAGATCATTGACCATGATTCTTCTCCTTGAGTTTGGCTTCAATTCTTTGGTAAATGTGCCAAGGCAAATGTTGGTCTGGCGTGATCTTGAAGCAATCTTTGATCTCCTCATCCGTCAGCCCAACCCATGTGCGTGGCGTGTCACTGCAATACGGGCATGGTCGCTTGCGCAAGATAACCTTGTAAGGGTCTGTTGGATGGTCTTCAAAGTATGCGGCAGTCATTCACTCTCCTCTACTGGCTCGTAAGTCATTTCAAAGATGTCGGGCTTGCAAGGGTAATGCTCGCCCTTCACCCCGGTAATAATAAAGTCGCCGGGGCAAACAATATGACCGCCCTCAAGCGTGTCCACCCATCCGTGGTTGTGAAATGTGTTATTGCACATAGCGCATGTCTTGTCACCTTTGACTTGCGGACTGCGGAAGTACCGCACTACCTCACCTTCCCATCCTTGGCGCTCCTGCTCCTCAGTGCTGTAGTCCAGTGGATGGTCGCCGTTCTTGAACCATTGCGTGGCTTCGATTACCACGGGCTTCTTTCTAAATCTCATCTCATTCCCCCAAATAGGTTACGAATCCTTGACCACAGAATTGAGCGGACACTTATGTTGTTAAGTTGCCTGCGTAACTCAGCGTTCTCGATTAACAGTTCGCTGTTGTGCATGGATAGCAGTCGCCACGCCTTCTCGATGTCCTCTTGTTTCATGGTTTCTCCTGAATCATCTGAACTCTCCACACCAAGAAGTTGTGCTTCTTGCCAACCTTTTCAAAAACTTCTGACAAGCCTGTCAATAGTTCTCGTCTTGCTTCATCATTCATTTCATAGAAAGAAGCTACTCGGGCTTCAAACTTAATGTCTTCCGTGATTGCTTTAACGCTACTCATGCTTGTCCCCTTGCTCGGATGGCGGCGGCGTGTGTTGGCCATGACAATAGCGTTTCTTTGTTTTCACACACCTTTGCACACGCCTCACGCTCGTCAGCAATAGCCTTACGCAATTCAAGCTCGTATGTCTCATTTAATGTTCTGAGTGCGCCAACACTTGCCTCACGCTCGGCAGAAGCGACAAGGTCAGCAAAGACTACAACTTTTTCAAAAGCCTCTGGACTTATGTATTGCAAGTAATCCATGCCTGCCTCTCGTGCCATGCGAATAATGTCTTGTTTGTTCATTTGACGATCCTTACTTGGACGCATTGCTTACTGTTGACCCAGTAAATGGGTTGTGAATTTTGCAGGCGCTGACAATCTTCTAGCGTTGCCAATGGTGGTGAATAAATGGCTTCGCGATGGTTGCTTACAGTTACCAAAAACCAAACTAATATTGTTGTCATTTGTTCTCCAATTGTTTCTGCGGTAGCTTGTCAATGAATGCCTGACCAAACTGCACGCTGGCGCAGTCTTCAATCCAGACGTCACTTAGGAGTGCCTCTTCCATATCACCGTGGCAATACACACGGAAACGCTTTGCCGCCCATGCGATGTCATACATGGACTCGACACGCTCGACCGGCTTGTTGCAAACGGCGCACATGGGTACGTTGTGCAATACCAAATCGTATTTGTTAATGGCTGAGATTTTCATGTCAACCTCCGGGCATGTCAGGCTTACATGCAAGCGGGTTGCGCGGCATGGAGTCCAAGCCAGTTGAGCCGTCGTACTGCGTCACCCAGATCACGCGTTTGTTTGTCCAGATGTAAGTTGCGTAGCACTGCGGTGCCCCATAGCCGCCATCGTATGTCCAGCCGTGCATCATTGGCTCAGCCTCTTCAAGCGTCAGGAGAACCCCTTGCTTGTCCTTTGGGACAAAGATTGTGTCTTCGCTATAACCACTCCATCCGTACTCACCAAAGACCAAAGCCTCGACTACTTCGCCATCCTCAAGATAGTCAATCAAATCTTTATATGCATTCATAACACCTCCGCTGATTTCAGCTTGCCAGTTTCGCCATCAAAAGTAAGTTTGAGGTTTGGCTTATCTTTAGATACGCAAACCCCTTGGTCGTGATAAACGTGTATCAATTCTTTTTTGTCGGGTATTTCCAACTTAACATCCAATGCGCCAGCACGCAGAGTTACGCCATTCAATATGTGGTCGATGTCTTCTTTTGACAGCCAAAGGGTGTCGCTCTTGTGTGGGTGAGTTTGTAATTTCATAGTGGTGCGTCCTCTTCGTTTTCAGGGTTGAACTTCGGTTGCCGTTGGTCTTTGTGCTTGGGGTTTGGGAATGGTGGGAATGGCCAGTTCATAATTTCCCCTTGAGTATTGGTTTTAAACAGTTTGAAGAAACCCATTTCTTTTCAGAGAACCATCCGCGCCCTCGAACCTCTAAGAGGTAACGGTTATGTGGCTGGTAATAGTCTGGTTCTTGATACTGTTTTGCATCAATGTATCGGCCTGTTGGATAAACAGTTCGCACGGATCCAAAGTCGTAGTGGCCAAGCTCTTTGTGCTTCAATAGTTCTTCAATCATCCTTGCCCCCATACTTTACGAAGTACCCACAACCAGAAAGCCGTCAGTACTACAAACACAATTGTGTAAACAGTTTTATTGGTCATGCTTCCCTCGCTTTCATCATGGCGTCTGCAGTTTCATAACACCAATCTGAAAACTGGTCTTCATTGTCATAAAAACCATTTTTTGAAAGCATTGCCTGCATAGCCTTGGCCGCAAAGTAGTCGCGCAGTGTCATGCCTGATTCATACGGCCTACCGTGTCCGCAGTCTGGTTGTGGAAATGCTGGTGGGTTATTGTTCATTGCGTTGTATCCTTTTAATTGCGTACCTGATGACTGTCTGACTAACACCGAACCGCTCCGCTATCTTGGCCATCGACATTCCGTCTTTCCTCAAAGCCGCGACCCGCTTCTCATCGACTGGTGTAGGTGGACGACCCGCCCCTTTACGTGCGCCGCCGTGGGTCATTTACCACCCCTGATCTCGGCCTCGATGTCGGTCAGTACGTCTTCATCCAATAGATCAATAACGTCAATCCCCTCAATCAACACCGCAGTAATGTCAATCCTGTCAGCGTAGTCAGGCTCCATCGGTACACCACCAGACCGCAGTGCAATATCCTCCGGCTCGTAGTCATACTCCACCGTCAACATACGTCCGTCACCAGCATCGTAGAAAGTCCTCATTGTCACTCCTTGTTGTAAGTATGTGGAGGATTATACACTAAATTATAGATAAATACATTAGGGTAAACACCTATAAATACCACTTGACAAGTGTAATAAAGTGTGATAAAGTGTAATCTCGTTCAATCAAGGAGTAACCATGAAACAGATTCTCAAAGACGCATACAAGAGTGACGAACTCAAGTATCACCTGACTGAAGTCATTGCAGTTGATGACAAGACAGACCCAGAAGATATGAGTGAAGAGCTCATCATCAGTGAAGCCAAGTACGTTCTATCCAAGTTCATCGGCGGTATCGGTTTTGAGCAGGAAGAAGAGTACCGAGGCGAACACGGCCCCGAACAACAGCGCTGGGCAAGGGCTAACGTCAGAGCTATCAAGGCGTTCCTGAAGAAGCACGCTTCCACGATGGTGAACGGCTAGGCTTCGGTGGGCAAGACTCTGCCTAGGGGAACCGAATCCCTTACGGCAGATCTTCCACGACGGAGCCACTGGCTGAGTATCCGGCGGGGTGGATTGGAAGTTACTTCCTCCACCATCGAGCACTTTCCGAGAGTAACCTCGTCTAGCATGGTCGCCCGAACCAGTAGCGCCACCCGCAGAATTGAACCACGGACACCACTGGCATCTCCTCCATTCGCGCTTGCATCTTCTTATGCGCTCTCGCCCCAGATAAGAACGTTGTAGGACTGGTGGACTGCGGTCTACGCCTTGCGGCTTCCAACGCCTCCCTCATGCCAGCCCAAAACCCGATAGAACTCTGGTGCCAGTTGCCGTAGGAGGAGAGACTGAAGTGACTCACATAAAGCAGTGTTTTACGTCCGCAATACAAAGGAGTGAACCCTATGGTGGCGCTAACCCACCACTCACTTCAGTCTCGAAAACAAAAAAGCCGCTATCTACTGCCCCCGGTAGTGGATCCCCAATAACAGGGACAGAGGCATGAGATAACGGCTTCAAGGTTTGCTGTCCACTACGACAACACCCCGTTTATATCAAACGCTACTGGACTTGTCAAGACCCTATTGCTTGTGTTTGCAATCTTTACAACGTTCGTCTGCTCGGCCAAGGTCGGTCTTGGTGTACTGACAGTCTGGTGCCATGCGGAATGGTGCCTGCTCCACCTTCGCGGTGCGAGTGCGGCCATCTATCCACCAGCCGTTTTGTACAAAGAACTTAGGCTTGAAAGCCGGACGGTTGTGACAGCCGTAGGTCACAGCAGACTCAGTTGGTTTAACGCTACCTTCAAGCCAGCTAATCCGCCGACACGCTGGTCGTCTATGAATATCTGTGGCATCTGCTTAGCGTCAGGGTGGGTGAACATGAAGCTCTCACGTACCGCCGGATCGTCCATGTCGCACTCAACAAAGGACAGACCCTTGGACTTCAGAAGTTGTTTGGCCGCAACACAGTTGGGACAGTTTGATTTTGTATAGATGAATATGTTGATGGCCATAACCGATTTCTTCAAGCGACAGGGCGAATCTATTCGTCGGTACCCAAGGCGGGGTGAACTTAGTTTCACCAACACGGCTGGGGACTGACCTTGCTTATGACGGCACCACTTTACTGGTACAAGGTGAGGCGACTCAATCCCCATGCGTGTTGTCCCTAAAAAAGGCGGCCCCAGTTACGGAGCCGCAAACCTTCACAAGGAGAACAAAGCAACAAACAATCCAGCCCTCTGGTTGGCAAGATATTAATCGCACTTCTGCAACGTTGCAACACTTTCCTCAACAGAATTCACAACAACCAACATTCCACCCGTCCATTCGTCAAAGAACTTCTGCTCCGCCTCAGTCAGCTTACGGGCAGACGGCGGCTTATCGCCATCCTTAACTTCCATCAGTATCGTGTATCCCTTGTACGCCACCAGCAAATCCGGTATTCCGTCACCCTGAGAAATGATACGGACGTAAGCGCCAGCCTTGCGTAAAGCTTCAACTATTTTGTTTTGATTGGCGTCAATGCGGTTTGCGTATCTCATGGATTTCCCTACATATTGCATTTATTTTATCAGACATATTGCATTCATACAATATAGCAGGTACAATCGACACCAACCTAACTGGTTTACTTACCGGCATGGCTGGATACGGATCGGCAAGGCACGGCGAGGTACGGCGCGACTCGGTCGGGTGTGGTCGGGCAGGGAACTAGAAATAGTCGATAGGTGATTGGCAACAGTCATCCTTCGAGTGTTAGTGAGGCTAGGTCTGGTCTGGCACGGTGCGGTGGGGCGGGCACGGGCATGGGAGGCTGGGCAAGGTCGGGTTGGGCATGGAGCTAGCGATAGCCGATAGGGAATTAGCAATAGTTCTCCTTCGAGTATCGGCAAGCCTCGGAACGGCGAGGCGAGGCGGGGACTGGTGAGGACGGGCATGGAGCTGGCAACAGCCGATAGAACATTCTTACGAGTGTTCCTTCGAGTGTTGCGGCGAGTTGGGGTTTGGAATGGAGCGCTGAGGCGAGGCTAGGCGAGGCTTGGCATGGACTGACAACAGTCGATAGAGCATTCAATGAGTGCTCCTTCGAGTGTTAGTGGCAACGCTTGCTGAGGTTAGGCTGGGCTTGGCTCGGCATGGCATGACGCGGCACGGCTAGGGCTAATGTAGCGGCCATAGGATTGGTAACAGTCTTATGTCCGATGCAAACAGTGCATCAAACAACTTAAAGGAAACAAAATGAAAACTATCCCAGTGAAAATTACAGGCACATCGTCCTTACTCATGCACTCTGACAGGTTTGCAAACCCGTTAGACCCTCTGGCCAAGGCTCACAAAGAGCTGACCAGCAAGCGCAAGAAGACAGATGACGACCACGTTGCGATTGCACGAAGCGAGTTCATCGGTGGTTGCTACTGGAACGAAGACAAGGGTTTCTTTATTCCAGCGCAGAACCTTGACTCATGCCTGATCGCGGCGGCAAAGCTTCAGAAGCTTGGCGTTAAGTTCAAGCAGGGCGTGCAGGTATTGGAAGACGAGCTACCCATTGACGGCTTCAAGAACATGACTCCAGAGAAGTTGTGGGAAAACCCAAAGGCCATTGACGCACGTGGCGTGAAGGTCGGCATGGCCAAGATCATTCGCTATCGTCCCATCTTCCGTAACTGGACACTATCAGCAACAGTTGTTGTGAACGAAGACGTTGTTAACGTGAACGAAGTAAAGAAGGCTCTGGTCGATGCAGGTGCATTGATTGGTCTGGGTGACTACCGTCCCCGCTTCGGTCGTTTCAGCGTGGAGTTTGTATGAGCGATCCCAAACTCTTTCCTGCTTGGAAGCAAGCCGTTAAGACTTTGCTCGACAACGGCTTAACGTACGGTAGCGTACTAAAGCGCACGTACTTGGCAGACCTATGCGAAGTACCCAAGCCAGTGGACATCAGCGATGTTCGCCGCTACGACCTTGAAGTTCTGCGTTGCATCACAGAGATTAAAGACATCCTACTGACGGCCCACTGTATGTTAATGGTCAGCGATCACGCAGGTAACTACGTCATCATTGAACCTGAGTCTCAGACACAACATGCAGTTGACATTGGTGTCAAGGCTATTGGCCGCGAGATGAAGCGCATGGCCATGGGCGTCAGCTTTACCAAGACTGAGCTACTTACTGACGAAGGTCGCAAGAAGAACGCAGACGCGCAAGCAAAGATCTCAAAGCTAGCAGGAATGTTAAGCATTGAGAAGCGTGAGCTTCAGCGTATTGCAGACAGGGATCAGCCATGAAGTTCACCAACAAGTTCAACTTACCCCAGACCTTCCTCAATGTGATACATAGGCCGACCTATTCCAAAGGTAAGGCGCACATCTCAGCAACAGAGATCATCAACTCACCCCGCATCGTGCAGTTGAAGAAGAAGTACTGGGACGAGATTGAGCAGGACGCAAGCGAGATGGTGTGGTCACTGTTCGGATCTGCTGTGCACAACATTCTTGAGCACGGCAAGGACGAGCACCACATTGTTGAAGAGCGCATCCACCTTGAGTTTGAAGGCTGGCATATCTCTGGTGCTATTGATCTACAAGAAGTAGAACCCAACGGCACGATCACAATCAGTGACTACAAAGTTACTGGTGCATGGGCAGTGATGAATGAGAAGGACGACTGGCATCGTCAGCTCAACATCTATGCGTGGATGGTGGAGAAGGTCAAGAAGGTGCCAGTTGGTAAGCTTCAGATCATTGCCATCATTCGCGACTGGTCTGCCCGCGATGCCGCTACGAAGGAGAACTATCCCCAGTCGCCAGTGGCCACTATCGACATCCCACTGTGGACGTTTGAGGAGCGTGAGGCATTCATTACCAAGCGTATCTACGAACACGGCACAGCACTCTTTGAGATGGAGACTGACGGCGAGATGCCTGAATGCACATCAGAAGAAATGTGGGAGAAGAAGACCAGCTACGCCGTGAAGAAGGACGGCAACGTCAGAGCCAAGAGTGTTCACGAGACATTCGAGGAAGCCACTGCCGCGATGGAAGCGGCTCAGGCATCAGCCAAGAAGAGCGAGAAGTTCTCAGTGGAAGTCAGACAAGGGGAGAGGACACGGTGCAAGAGTTACTGCCAAGTGTCCCAGTTCTGCAAGCAATACCAAACCTACTTAACGATGGAGTAAATCATGTTTATATCAAACGAAGAAAAGCAAGCGATCAATGACAAGCTGAGGAAGCTGAAGGAAACAATTGACAAAGTGGTCACGGAAAACATCATGCTTTCTGCGAAGATCAAAGTCTTGGAAGGAAAGGTTGAATCCCTGCCAACCAAGAAGACGCGAGCCAAAGTTACAGACGAACATCGTAAACAGAAGCAACGCGAATACAACCGCCGTTACGCCATGAAGAAAAAACAATTAGCAAAGGAAGCTTTAAATGTCAGTCCATAAAAAGTTAATGCAAGCGAGGGTCAAGCTTCAATCCACAGAGATGAAGAAGTCTGGCCTGAATAAGTTTGCAGGCTACTCATACTTTGAGTTGGGTGACTTCATCCCTCACATCCAAACAATCTTTAACGAGATTGGACTGTGCGGCGTGGTGTCATTCAATAGCGAGTACGCAACCCTGTGCATCACAGACGTAGATGACGGCACAGTGGTTGTTATCACTAGCCCAATGGCCGAGGCTAACCTGAAGGGTGCTCACCCCATACAGAACCTAGGCGCGGTTGAATCCTATCAACGCCGTTACCTTTGGATGACAGCCATGGAGATCGTGGAACATGACATCATCGACTCTGCTCCTGCCGCCGAGCCAGCACCTAAGCCAGTTGTAAAAGCTGAACCAAAGGTTGAGCCTAAGCCTGCACCCAAGCCAACGGGTAAGCCGCCAGAAGTGGTGGAGGGTAAGGACGAGAAGAGCTGGCACCTGAAGGTAACGGCTGATCCCGGAACAGACGTTGCATCATGGGCGGCACTGGTCACTGACATCACTAAGATAGGGTTGGCCGAGACAGCATCAGAAGGCGACATTATGAAGCTGTTCACCAACAACCGCATCGTGTTCGAGAAGTTAAAAGCCGAAGACGAAGCAAGCTACACAGCACTCATGCTGGAATTCAAAAACCGTAAAGAAGAAATGAAAGGCTAATCATGGCTACCAAATATCCAAACTCAGGAATGCTCGGCAAGGCTAAGCAACCCAAGATCAACCCCAACTCACCCGACTACACTGGTAGCTTGGACATCGACGCATCCCTCTTGAAAGAGATGATCCGCGAAGCGCAAGACGTTGGCGAAGATTCAGTCAAGATCAACCTTGGCGCATGGATCAAAGAAGGTCAGTACGGCAAGTTCTTTAGCATCAAGGTCAGCACGTACAAAAAGCCAAGCGCGGCACCAGCGCCCAAGCTTGACGACTCAGACATCCCATTTTAGTACTTTGGTATTACTTTATGCAGAGTCATCCACACTTTGAAGCTGTAAAGGTAGCACTCAAGCAAGATAAGACGGGGTATATGTTGACATTGAACATACACCCCGATGAGATCGACGAAGCCATCATGCGTGACTTCGTTGGCTCTCGTTATCAGGTGGTCATGGTGCGCCTTAATACTGACGAACGGCCAATGGATAGAGAGCAAGACTTATCCAGCGACTACGTTCGTATTGCCGGAATGCTTTGCAGGGATGCGGGCTTCCACAAGTTCCTACAAGAAGGTGGTCACATCTTCCTGATGAGTGAGGAAGAAGCTACGGACTGGCTCAAAGAAACACTGAGCATTGAATCCAGAACAGAGATTAAAAACAACGCCCGTGCAATCGAACAACTGCGCGGGATTTATAAGGAGTACCAAGCATGGAAAACAACCGTCTGATTCCATACTCAGTTCACTTGCGTAAGGACATCTACGACAAGCTGAAGCTGGCGGCAGGAGAGCGCAAAGCCTCGGCCTTAGTGCGTGACGCTATCACCATGATCGTAGATGGCGATGACGAGTTCAACGCTGGCTACAACAAGGGTATCCGTGACGCCATTGAACAACTGCATGAGGACGATGCGGCTTCACGTATTGCCATAGACAACCAAACAATTGCCGACAGATTGCATGAACAGTTTGAATCCATGATCGTCCACCAGAATATGAAGGGGAAGAAGAATGGTACTAAAGAAAAAAAGTGAGGGTATCAAAGCCCTGACGCCAGACCCCATTTCAATCCAAGACATAACGATGCTGGACTGGTACGCCATGTCAGCAACGATTGGATTGATCTACGAAGACGATGACCCTGAAGCCGCCGCAGTGAAAATCTTTGATCTGGCTGAGGCACTGATGGCCGAGCGGGAGAAGCGGCTGTGAGCAAGGAAGATGACAGCGTCACATTTTTCAGAGTGCTGTTTCTAAGTGTCGGGAGTTACTTGATTGGAAGCGAATACAGCACCGCATTAGGCTGGGGTATTTGGTTTATTTCTATGGCCATTAACTGAGGGGCAAGCATGACCGAAACACAATTACTAGTGATGTTGGGCACGATCTGGGTGGCTCCTCATGTGAAGTGGTGGTACGGCCAAACCATCGGTTGCATCATTCTTGTTGTGGCCGCTTGCAAAGGATTGGGGTGGATATGACTAGAGAAGAAATTATTCGCATGGCAAGAGAGGCGGGGTTCAATGTTGAGCAAGGATATTTGTTGCGGATAACAGGTATTGATGAAGACCTTGAACGCTTTGCCGCCCTTGTCGCTTCTGCCGAGCGTTCTGCGTGTGCAAAGTTGTGTGATGACATGGAA